CAGTACTTAGCTTTGTCATTAGATACACCTATTGCTAATACAGTACGTAGTCCTTCTAGTGCTAAGCAGGATTGCTGATCTACTACCGAATCTCCAGTATAAACTAAATACTTACTAGCTCGTTCCATATCATATGACGCAGTAAATCTATCATCAGAATACATTACAAAAGCATCCTCTTCTTTCAGTTCTTTGAGTGTGTAGCGAGTTGACTTCACACTAGGACTAGCTATTCTATGTCTGGCTAGTTCTTGTAGTAATGCCCTAGACACCTCTGATATATCAAATGAGTATGAAATGTGCTCCAGTGTAGAGGCGTGCTTGAATTTGTTACCCACACGTTCTATAAGTTCTCTGTCTTTAGGACCGCATACAACAACGCCATCTCTGTTTATGCTAGCAGGCCTATCGTCTATAAACGTATCCGATTTGTCTCCGCTAGCCCAACATTTACGAATAGCGTGTGAGGCTATATGTAATGGTGTGTGGTGTAATAATTGTACTGTTGGTTTATTACTCATGTAATTTCTCCTATTATGTTTTGTTTAGTTTTAAGTGCCTCGATCTCAGCTCGAACAGTTATTATTTCTTGCCTAAATTCCATTCTAAGTTCATTGATAGCACTGCTAATTTTGGCATCAGTTGCTAGTCTCTGAGCTCTAAATTCTTTGCCAACCTTTTCTCCCATTTCTTTATAGTTTGGTAGTTGCTGGTTACCCAGTACCATTTTGCTGTTCCATTTCTGCTATAAGAAACTCCACGTAGTGCTTGGCTTTACGGAGGTCTTCAAGTCCATTCTTATCTTTATACCTAGTTACATACTTTACTACGTTACCTTGGCAAAAACTAAGGTCATTAGCCATTATGTATTCCAACGGCTGTATACCTTTATTCTTGTAATGGTCACCTCCATGTTGAATGTCAAATGGGCTAGGTTTAGTAGGTTCCGGTTCATCTTTACATACATGAAGTAATCCGTCATAATGTGTTACACCGCACAGCGGGCATGTGTCCGATACTGGTGTGTACTCTGTTGTTATGTAATCGTATGGGCTTCCCATCAGTTATCCTTCTTATCAAATTTACTTAGGTCGTTTCTAACTTGACCAACTTGGTACGATACATTATCAATTTCTTGCAGTGCTGATGCTTTACCGTTAATGTTTCTGTATTCATCGAACCATTGTTCGATATCATTCTTCTGTACATTATAGATAGGTTCAAGTTTAAGTTCCTTAAGCCGTCTATCTGTCCAGTACTGAATGAAGTGATTACAGATTTCCTGGTTAAATCCAGGCACCGCACCATCTTCAAGTAGGTACTTAGCCCACTCCATTTCACGTTCTGCTGTCTCCTTAGCCATGTTAGTAGCTAATTCCTTGAACCATCCTGAGTTAAACAGGTGTGCTGTAGTAGTTGACTTGCTTAGTCTACGCAGTGCTGTTGATCCAGTTGCTGTGTGTACAGACATCTCATCAGTAGCAATTTTAATCAGCAGTTGGCTAAAACCTTGTGCACAGTTATCGTACGCTTTATTCAATGTCCATGAAGTAAAGAACGAGAACGGGAATTTGATACCTTCTAAGAAGAATACACCTAGTAGTAACTCAATTAGTAACTTTTGGTGTTCTTCTGAGTCCGTCCACCCCGATTTAACTGCTGATATAAATCTTTCAGCTAGATCAAGTTCAAGCTCGATACGTCCCATGATGTGAGGATCAGTGTAGATGATGTCCAGGAATTCTTGCGCTTTAGCACCGAATGCTTGGTCAACACCTGATGAGTAAGACATAGCGTGAGTATGCTCCATAGTAGCAATTCTGCTGTATAGGTACTCAAGCCAAGGGTCATTAGATATTTCTGATAAATAGCTGAACACGTCAGGTACTAGTGAATCCAATACAGTCTGGTAGCCTACAGTTTTTCTGAACTTAGATAAAGCGTTATCTGGCATCTCGTCCCATCTATCTTGCGAACAAGAGATTAGGTTAAGAAACCATACGTTAGATTCATCAACTTCTGCTAATTTCTTAAAAGCACTATCGTACGGTAAATCTATACGTGATACCCCATCTGACTCCCCGAAGAATAACTCCGGAGAACGTTTAGGTTCATTTTGTATATTGATCATAGTTTATCCTTATTATGCCCCACATCCATCACATTCCTCATCTTCAAGGTCTGATTCGTCAATAGGTGTATGTGTGTAATATAATGATTTAAGGCCAAGTTTCTCAGCATAGATTATGTCATTAATTATTTCGTAGGCTGAATCAGGTTTAGCGTATGCTAATGACACTGATTGGCCCATATCAATAAACTTCTGCCTGATTGCAGCAAGTTCAATAGTATCCGAATTAGGGATATTAAATGTAGTTTGGTAGTACTCTCTATTTTGATTCAAGTTGGGTACTACAAACGGTAATGAGTATGTACCTTCTTGGATAGTTTTAAGCTTTCTAGGCGCATCAACACCTTCAGTAGCGTTAATAGCTTTAGAAGAGGTTGCGGTAGGCGCAATAGCTAGTAAGTATTCGTTTCTGATACCATACTTGAGTAATTGAGTTCGTAAGTATTCCCAATCCATTAATAATGGGTAGTTAAGTTCTGAGTCCTGATTATGCAGGATAGATAACTCGTGAGGGAATATACCTTCAGCCCACTTAGTGTCATTAAACACTGGACATCTACCACGTTCAGAAGCTAGTTTTATAGATGCTTCAATGGCGAAGTAAGATATCTCTTCTGATATCTCGTGAGTTAATTTACGAGCACCTTTTGATCCCCATAGGAATCTGTTAGATGCTAATAAGTTTGCGTAATTAGAAGCACCAATACCGATATTCCTATGCTGTTCAGAGTGATACTTACCTAACGGGTTAGAGTAGAATGCGTTATCAATAGCGTTATCCATAGATGATACTAATGTATACATAAACTTAGATTTCTCAGTAATATTTAGTGTTACCCAGTGCATTAAATTAGCAGATGACAAATTACATAAAGCAATGTCGCCTTTGTACTTTCTGCCCATAAACGTACCATAATTGGTACTGGTAACTAAATCGTCCTCAAGATGCTCAATTGCTTTAAAGTTAGGTAAGTACTCACAACATAAGTTAGATTGAGTAACAGTACCTGCTCCGATATTCTGAATATTAGCATTATCAGTAAAGAATGTATAGATATTTCCAGTTTCAGCTTTCTGAGTAGCTACAGTGTAAGCTAAATCTCTAGCTGAATACTTCCTCTTGTGGATGTGATTATTTCTGGAGTACTTAGCGTATAAGTCCTTCCATTCATCACCCCAAGCGTAGGTCATATCTTGAGTCTTGTGCGGATCTATTAGGTATATTGGTTCATCATTACAGATTGCATCTGATAACGTTGAATTCCACTTAATTGAATACTTAAGTTTACGCGCTCTGTCTTCATCCTTACCGGATTCAGATTTAAGCATAGTAATCTCAGGCGATTGATAGTGAAACCAATTGTAGTATACAGCACAAGCCGAAGACCTAGTAGATCCCTGGTTATATGCTCCTACCGCTGCTTGAGTTTTCTGTATAAACGGTATAACTCCGCCAGAATAGCCTTTATTACCATCAACTACTGCGCCTTTAGCCCTAATAGCTGATACATCAAGAGATAAACCTCCACCAAACTTAGATTCTCTACCTAATAGATCATCAACTACGTTTAGTGATTCAAGTGAATCTTCCGGTCTTGCTAAACAGCACGAAAACATTTGTGCGTTCTTTCTACCAGAGTTCACTGTTTTAGGTGTTGCTTCTGTTACGGCGTGAGTTGCTAATTGATTATACTTATCGATGATAGCGTCTACACCCTGTTTGTGCATAAGGTTAATAGCAATCCTCATATAGACATGCTGAGGGAGTTCAACAATCTGTTTCTTATGGTGGTTGCAGTACTTTTGTACAAATACATTTAGACCACCGAACGTGAACAATAGGTCATTTTCCGGTCTAATTGCGTCAGATAGCCTACGGTATACAGCTGTATCATAAATAAAGTTGAATAAATCAGCGTCATAAATACCTTTGTCGATATTAGCTAAAGTTAATGACTTGTAGTCTGGATAAAAGTCTCTAAGAACTCCCATATCCTTATGAATTTTCAATAGGTATAGGTTCTTAGCCACAGTCTCCCATTTAGGAGCTATATCTGATATTAGATTAGCCGCTGTCTCGATTAATTCATTGAATAGCTTAACTATACTGATTTTATCGTATATTCTAATGCTAACTGCATTGATTAGTTGATCAGCGAATGCCGGTGAACCATCACATGCCCACTTAATAACCTTATACAGTTTATCAGGGTTGTAAGGTTCCGTTGTACCGTTTCGTTTAATTACGAGGTGGGACTTACCTTTAATTACTGTTATACTCATTGTATTCCTTGTAATATTGTTTGATTGTGTCTAGTTTAACAAACTCAAAGTTATTGTTATCTAGATTAACGTTAAAGTATCGTGAGTCTGGTATAACATCGCCATGTAGATGACCATGAATATTCCCAAGCCTGCCCCGTACTTCTTTTGGGTGAATAGGGCAATGCGATATCCACATCGATTTGTAGCAAAACAGAGGTAACTGCATCTCTACAAAAGACTCATCATAGAGTTTACGTGAATCATGGTTACCCATAACTAATTTGATGCGGCATTTGGCTTGCGATAGCCGTTGTACATATTCTTCATAATGAGGACCGTCAAATAGAAAGTCTCCGAGGAGTAATAAAACGTCACGTTTACCTAGTGAAAGAATCATATTGATGATATAGTCATCGTGTTCTTCCACGGTACCAAATTGTGGTCTATACTTAATAATTGCCTTATGTCCTAAGTGTGTGTCTGAAGTGAAATAAACCATAACTAACCCTTATAGTAGGTAAGCTGCGTTATCTACATTATACCTAGCTCTAGTTACAGCAACATAGTACAGGTATAATTCAGTTAGTTCATCGCTGGCTAGTAGTGGAGTAGTTCCATTACCCCTGCACTCTAAAATGTGTGACATTATACTGTCGATTGATTGATTTACGTCATCCGCTAGTTCAACAGAATCGAAAGTTGTACCTTTACTTGTGTGTACCGTTAACAGGGAGAGGCTAGCGGTAGTACACTTCTGGTGGGACTTAGCTGAATTATGTGCATCAATTACTCCGGCAGGTGAATGCGCGGAAATCATACGTAATGCAGGTTTAACGTCTGGGTTATCTGGGTTCTCTGAAGCTAAGTATGCCATACGTGACGGGTAGAGTTGTTGTAAATGTGTAGATTTACCCCATAGATCTGCCTGTCGCTGCATTTGTTTGTACTTAGGATTCTTCTCTTTATTACCTGGTTTGCATCTTAATAGCGCTAAAGGTAATTCGAACATCTGATTAATCTTAGCTGTAGTAGCTAGTTTATACGGCGTACCTGACTCATTAAGTTCAATCATTTTACCTATTAGTTCTGCGTTAGTACGAGTTAAATAGGCTGATGATGCGTATTCTGTCGGAACTACCGGGTATTCAAACCCAGTAAAAACCATATCATGGTTAAATGTCGCCCTGCTAAATGCTTCTACACGTTTAGCTAATTCAGATTCGCATCTAAATGACTTAGTTAAGGATAATTCTTTAGCATCTTTGAAGTAGTCAAAAGCGTTTATACATCCCATGAATGAGAAAATAGACTGATAGGTATCACCTACTAGTACTTTCAGTTTAGCTGGGTATGCTCGTATAATATCCAACGTAATTGGAGTTAAATCCTGACACTCATCCACAGCTAGTATGTCTGTAGTAGCAAGTTTAGTTTCACCGCTCATAACTTCCATATGAAATACTTTAAGATAGAAAGGGTGAGTACATCCCATTTTACCTTCTACCATAGCAGTCATAATATCATTAGCTAATTTAACAGCTCCTGGTGTGTACTTATTTATAATCTCTAGGTCATTTACGTCCATTTCAGTAGACGCACAAAATGTTTCAATAAGCTCAATAGCAGAGGGAGTCTGCCCAAATGGCTGATGAATATACTTAGGTATGTCCTTCCAAGAAATGAAAGATGTTTGACTTAGATACATAGTACTGCACTTGATAGTATTGTGAAATGCCAGTGAATGTAAAGTAGATACAATACAATTAGAGTTCATAGATTGACGTGCTTCTTCAGCTTGCAATGTTCCAAAAACTAAATACCGGAATGACCTATTTGTATTATGTTCAAAGAACGCATCCGAAGCTTTCGACAGAGTGTACGATTTCGATGCCCCAGCTACAGCTTCTACTAATAAAGTATCTGCCGTTGGGTTTATGATCTCATCAACGATGTCTTGTTGCTGTTTTGTTAATTGATATGACAATTCTGGGTCCTTTTTGGTATTTATTATTCTAACGGAGAACCGTCGTCATTACAGGCTCTGAAGTGATTACCTACAGGCTTAAGTGGTTTAAGGTCTTTTGATAAAGTTTCATACTCTATGTTCAACCAGCGTCCGACATTAGATTTAGCAATAGCTGCATCAATTAATCGTTCTTCTGCTGTACCTTTACGTTTAACGGAAAATTCAAGACCTTCCGGAGTTACACAAGTGTACACTGGATGGTTGTTCTTGTCTAGTTTAAAGTCAGTTACTCTGTATTCGTCGTCTAGTGTTTTCTTGTACTTCCACTGGTCAGATGACCTAACGTTGTGCTTATAAAGTCCGCAGGGGTCCTTAATAACAGTACCTTCTAACCCTAGTTTCATGCAAGCATTGTAATGATCTTCAATATCTTGTAAAGTTTGACAGACTGTTCCGGTAAGTGGGTATACAAACTCAATCTTGTCTTGGTACATCAGCTCTGCCTCAACAATTAACTGTCTACGGTTAGTGTATGTATCATTAGAATCTGCAATATCAAAGATTGCAAACTCAAGCGATTTAGAAAGTTCTTTCGGCTTCTTAACCGCTGAAGTGATATCTTGAAGGTGGGTATTCTGAATATAAAGCTCACCGTTTAGTTCAGAGGATTCTAGTATAGCCATAATGTACTTGACATCTGCCGCCAAATGTGGAATAGCCGGGTAGACTTCACCGCCACGACTAGTTAATACTAGCTCGTTATTCACTAATCTGTATGTAGCATTAACACCGTTAAGTTTTGGAGTGGAAATAAACCCAGGTTTAAACCGTTTAGATTCCCATACCTTAACTTTCATAGGTAATTGTACAGTTACTGGCGCAGACTGATCAATACTATAACCAGACTTGATCTTCTTTTCCCATTTTGACTTAGCTTCTAGGTCAGCTTGTTGATTGTCAGTAGTTTCATTAGACTTACCGACATTCTTACCTTTACACGAGGTAGTTTTAATCTGCATCTTGCCGTCTAGTTGGCCGAATTCGACTGTTATAACATTACCTAGTGTAGATATACTACAAACCTGGGTTGCTCCAGTTTTTGTAGCTTTATAAAGTGTCGGTAAAGTCATAGTTACTTACCGAATTTAACTTTTTTAGTTGGCTGTTTAACTGTGTCAGATCCTCCAGCAGCTGCTCCGCCACCTTGACCTCTGTTGTTTTTGATCCAGTCTTTGATGTCTTCTTCAGTTAAGTTATCTCTGTATGATATATCTGAAGCATAAGCTTGATCTTTCTCTAGTTGAGATCCGTGACCTTCCCCTTTAGTAAGTTCTTGTGCTGACGCACCTTTCTCATCGTAGAAGCCTCTAATAATTTTGTTTTCGCTGATATTATCGTTGTATTTAGAATATTCAACTTGAATTCTTACTTGGATATTACTACCGTCGAAACCTTCTAAAGCTTTAACATCTTTAGCTGCACCTTTTTTACCGATTGGTAATTCTGCGTCAACTGAATCTTCTACGTCGTTAGGGTCAATGTTACAAACTTTACACATTTTAAGGAATAATCCCATACCGATTTTGTTCTCAGAACCATCGTTATTGTAAATTCTCATTCCACCATAGATAACTTGCTCTTGTCCTGCATGGTCTACAAATAAATCAATTGCTATTGATCCATTTTTACCTGTACTAACTACTGGAGCTAATAACGTTACCGGGTAAATACCTGATTTAGTGATGTGTTTAGAGTTTCCTCCTTCTTTAGTTGCTTGGTTTAATTCTTCTTCTGTTACTACTTTTTTTAAAAATGCCATAATTTCTCCTTTTGGCGGGTTGGTTAATTTGGTTAATTGAATGAGAGAGTTATATTCTCCACTCTTCAACGTCGTTCTGGTTAGCTAATAATTTTGCTATATGGTCCTTAAGGTTGAAGTATTCTTCGCCCTCTTTAAGTTTTTTACTCTTATCAGGATCATCTATATTTGCTACGTACATCTTACTAGGTAAGTCAGTTAGAAAAGTTCTAGCTTGCTTCTTATCCCCTCTAGTATGCACGATCCTATGAGTGCCATCTGGTACAATAGTTACTGATTCATTTACAGTACTATAGAATCCACCTTTTTCAAGGAATTTACCTTGACCGAATGGTAAGAAGTTTCCTGTGTAATTACCTTCTAACTTCTCATTTATAACGTGATTAAGTAGTATTACATTAATACCGTTTAATTCTAACTCTTCATGGATAAACTTAGTTAAAGTTGCCATTTCCTTAGTAATAAATGCTCCTCTACTACCCCACGAATCTGGTACTGCTGCTCCTGAATCAATAACGTCCATAAAGATTTGTGATACTGAATCAATTACTACATTTTCAGGCGGATGGCCTATCTTTTCGTAGTACGTGTTTAGTTTATCTACAACACCTTCAATAACTGTATCTTCATTTTCGCTATTTTTAACTGTACCGCCGTACAATAGTATATCCATACCGTAATAGGTATCAACTAACATATGAGGCAGCGGGAGATTGAATTCCTTCGCATCTCTAGATACAACAAATGTTTCCTTGCCTAATGATTTTAGCAGTTGTGTTTTACCGGCCCCTGCAATACCGTTTATTAATAATTTTACAGACATAGTTGTCTCCTTTAATATGTTAGTTTTATGACTTCTCGGTCTGTTCTCATGTTTGTAACTGCCTGTATTCAATTTTGATACTATATACCATGTTATTTCTTTCACCGTAAGGGTTCTCGAAACTATGAGTAAATACATCAGGTTGAGGCAGTATTAACTGGTTTGCTAGTTTCTCCGCTAAGCTATTAGCTAAGTTTGATATAAGCCCCCGCTTGAAGTTAGGGTCAAATATGTCCCGCTGACTAGCTCTAAACTGTGTTTCTATAATTTCCATAATTGTCTCCTAAAATTCCCATCTCGCCACCTGTTCAATGATAGATATTCTGAATCGTTCATCGTCCATAGGATCATACCAGTAATCGTTGATTTCGTGCATAAGGGCGACCACTGATTCCTTAGTTGCCCCAAGGTCTTTAGCGTGCTTAGCGGCTCTGATTAACGCTCTAGAACAATTTGCTTCACACTCAAATGCATATGAGAATGTAGTAAGCTTGTTCTGTAACTGCGCGTCCATTTGAGACTTATTAAGTTTCTTAGGTTGTGAATTAGTTCCAGATAAAGCGTCAGATGAAGCTAATATAAACTCTTTGGCAGCTAATGGTTCTGCATCTAGTACTGATAGTACATTACGGTCTGCATAACTAAAATATATCTGCCCTTTAGGTAAGTTATCCACTTCAAGTTGCAGTTTATTTGCTATTGCTTGAATAAAGTATTTCCATTGTATGTCAGATACACTAACTACAGTATCTAGTTGCAGTAGTACTCTAAATTTAAATGGGTTATCTGGGTCCGACGTACGTGCTATATGGTGGTTAATGTCTTCAAGTAAGTAGTGAGCTTCCTCATCAGTAATATCTGACGTATCGACATCAAGTACTACCCAAGAACACCCTCCTACGATATTATTACGACCTCTAACTCTGCCGCTAGGATTAGGATGCTTTTTACGATCAATATCTGCACCGTTAAGTACATCCTTCAGCTCGAATGGTGTATAAGCAAAGTCATTAGTTAATAAATCAGCTAATTCTTCGAAAGAGGTTGGACCATAGTCATACCCGTGTACAGCAGTAGCAGCTACAAAAGCTTTAGCTTTCTTGATACGTTCATAGTCAGCATTTTCAGAAACTAGTTTCGCTACATTAGAATTATCTACTTCTATATAGGATACGCCCATTTCCGTAGCAACTACCTGCTTTTCATAGCAGATGGCTGAGTTTTCTTTACAGATAGTGTATACGCCTTCTGGGTCATACGATGAAGCTAAATGTACTAATTCACACATATTAGTTGTTGAATCACCTTTAGGTGGTATGTATCCTAGCTTACGTAAGTCATGAAGAGTTATCATAAACTTGTTATCAATAGCATGTAATTGCATATATTGAACAAATAGTTCATATGCTTCTTTCGATAATTGTTCTTCGAATGATAATAAATCCGGAGATAAAGTCTCTATAGTATTGATTGCATCGACATAATGAGATTCATTAATAGTTTCTGATTGATCAAGAATTGCGTAAGTACCTGATAATTTGAGGGCTAACCACTGCTTGTGTTTACGTGCTAGCTTACTTATAGGATAATGTGCATCTAAGTCTTCAGATTCTCTGGAGTTGTATTCAAGGTATATATCAAATAGGTCTTGAGCGCATGATTCCAGTGGTAATGTTTCCGGGATAGTATCAATATTAGTAACTAATTGATGAACATAGTCACCCACCAGTTCTTGAGCATGCGATACTCTTTCACGTTCAGCTTGTTTATGTTTACGTACTTCTGTGATTGATTTGAAATTCTTCATCGGCACTTTATCTGGAGAGAAACTAAATAATGACCTACGTGCTAACTGTGTACTAAATACTGTACGAAATTTAGCCTTTATATTATTATCATAAAGAATAGCATCCTCTGAGCCAAATAGTAGAGCGTTAATAGGTAAAGCATTTACTTCCCCGGTTTGATTCTCTGATGACTTAACAATCTTTGAAGGTATTTTACCTAAGTCATAACCAACTGCTATAGTTTTAATAATATCTATAAGTAGTGGGTTTGATTGTAGGTCAGTACCAATTTCAGACGTATTAACTGAAGCAGCTCCAATTGCCCCTTCTTCTAGGTGAACAAAATGTTGAACTAGTCCTTCTACTGTACCAAGACCAGCTTGTAGCGCTCTAGGTTTAGTATAGTAACTAATCCATTGATCAGTATTAGCTCCGTCAGCTTTAGCAGCTTCTTCGGCTTTTTGTACAGCAAATTGTTCTCTGTAGTCTTCTATTATGTTATAAGATTGTTTAAATGCTTTTCTAATCATATTCATAGAACTATCTTTTGCTTGACCTGATCTTGCTAGTGCAAATGTAATAGCGTTACATGGTACTACAGTTCCGTCATGCAGTGTAATAGATCTACGTAGATGTGAAATCAGAGTAATTAACTCTGATAATGCTATAGATAATCGTAAGTTATACGGAGCGTCTTCTGGGAGAATATCCACTGTTGCAGATACTACTTCGTGTGTAAGTGGTTTGAATGCCCCTTTACTCTCTAAGTGAGCACGTAGCATGTCTTTAGTTGTGCACATTATAATTCCTTCATTATTTGTTTAATTTCCTCCGTAGAGCAGTTATTTGGTAGTTCAGTTTGACTAGCCCAGTCAGGGCCTATTTCTAGGTTAGCTTCGTTATGTACTATTTGATTATCCATAAAATCCTTCACCATAATTTCAACTAAGTTGTTATTTAGCCATTTAATTAAGGCTGGATCAGCTTTGATTATTCCATAAATTGAATCATAAATAGTCGACGTGACGTATAAGTCCGATTCAGGTATTTTAGCTTCTGCTTGTCTATGGTGTAACTCATTAATTGAAATAGCAGTTAGTATTGACCAAAATTGTGAATTAGCGTTAAATAGCGTTCTTGAGTCTTTGTCTGGTGTATCAGAATAAAGCCTAAGACCTAATCCTATGTGAGTGTACCCAGTTTGTTTAACTTTATCGATTACCTTATTACGGAATGCTGATATATTTGGATACATCTTGTTATGGTAGTTATCAAAGATTTCCTGAGTAATAGTACCACCTTTATCAACATCAGGGAAGCCCCCATAAGCCAATTTGAAGGTTACAGGTTTAGACTCTTGTCTAAGTGCTCCGGCTTCTTCCGATGTCTTAGTAAGCTTTTTGAATAGTCTAGAAGCTTCCTTGTTATCAGTAAATTCTCCAACCATGTCTGCTATCCTATCCGGGTAGTAGTATGTAGCGGCTAATGAGTGGCCATCTAAGCCTTCAGAGAATACTGCGATTTTATTGTTATCCCCAGAAAGATTAGCTATAACTCTATCTTCTACGTTTATATTCAACACAGCTCGTTAGGCTGTGCCGGTTCTTGCTTCGCTTACAGCGTTACAGGAAATCAAACTAACCCGGAGGATGCTGACTCGTTTGGAACTCTATAAGCGAAGTGAACTCCTGCATGTTTCCATGCAGACTAGACTATATCATCATCCATGTAGGATGCTCACCACTTCCACCCACTTGGGTGTACTCCCTGCAAAGGGATAGTCGTTGCACGTTCCTCCGAAGAGGCTTCGCTCAGGATTGCCGGTAAATTAATACTACGGGTTTCCCTGAATTCGATGAGTTTGCTGTACACATTACTGCGTACAGGCGCTAGTTAATTAAGGTTCGAGACCAAAAATAGCCACCTGCGGATTTACGTAACCCACGAGTGACTTTGGATATATTTTGAAAAGGCACATTAGTTTGGCGAGTAGCTTCCCTATCGCTACAATAGGTAGCAATAAACTCACCAGATTTAGTGTACTGGTGTATCTCTTTAGAGCAGTGATCATGAGTAGTTAACCCAGTATCAACTGCATGTTGAGAATTCTCCTGCTCAGTAGCCCATTCTAGGTTAGTTAAGCAGTTATTTAGCTTGTTACCATCGATGTGGTTTACATGTGCCTTATTTTCCAAATTAGGTAAAAAAGTTTCACACATAAGTCTATGTACAGGTCTATTTCTACGAGAACCGCTATTGTCTACTAATGTAACTATATAATAGTTGTTACTAGTATTTTTACTATTGTTTACTTGTTTAAGTATTTTAGAAGTTCCGTCTATTGTGTTTTTTCGTTTTTTGAGTGATAGTACCTCTGTAGTCTCCCTACAGAGGTAATAGTCACTATACCCATTTATTTTTGTAAATTGTTTTTGTTCAAATACCATAGTAATCCTTTTTGTGTAGTCGAATTATAGGGGTATTTACCTTAAGTGTAACTTATGTTAACGCTGCATAATCTATCGAGAATACTAGGTACCCTGGAGGAGCTGTAAAGCACTTTTTAATAGGCTTAGCGTATATTGACCCAGTTGAAGGCATATTAAGCATATTCGGCCTCTGTGACGTATAACGAGCTGATTTAGCTCCTAGTAGTTTGTAATCTCCGTAGAGTTTACCGTCTACTGAATATTTATAAAATGCTTCGATGAAGTTATTCTTTACAATTGCTCCGAATGAGAAATCGATAAAGGCTTGAGTTATTTCCTCAAGAACTGGATCCTTAGTTTCATGGTTAATTCGCTCTATTTGATCACGAGGCCATGATGGGTCACCTGTAGTTTTAGATGTTGTTTCAGATTCAAGACCTAACCAAGCAAATAGTTCTGCTTTTTGTTGTGGTGATGATGGTAAAAATTCAGGTAGAAGTTTATCCATAGACACTGTTTTGATCTGCTCACGGTATCGTTGGTTAATTGAGTCTGCTTTAACTTTGGCTCTAGCTAATTGATTCATAGCTTCGATAGCTATTGGATCCGCTTCTGGCACAGTTTTATCCATTACTGATTGCAGTTCAGGGCATATCTGTAAGTAGGCTTTAACTAATTTAGCTGTCCATTTAGGAATACCTAAATCTAGCATGTCCGTTGGCGGAGTTAGTTTAAATTTTGGGTAGCGTTTACGAAATTCTTCCATGTAGAAAGACCTATGAATAGTGTTACCGTTCTTGAATGTCTTCATAAAGTACTGTACATTACGTAGTTTAGAGTTGATTTCTTTTAAGTACTCATCTCGTACTTTAGGATATTTCTGCGCATGAAAGTCGATTATGATTTGGTTATTAGCTATAATTTCCTTTACACCAGATAGTACCTCATCAAGAGTAGATTCCAATTCAGCTACACGTTCCATGTCTATAGGTAAGCCATTTGACATGATTTTGTTCGTATCTTCAATAAGTGGTTTTGCTATGTTTTCATAGAAGTAGTCTAGTTGTAATTCAGATGGGTCATATACTGAAGGGGCCGGTTGTGGTAGACACATCCAAGGCCGGTTCTGTTGGTTGCTCATTGTTAAGCTCCTTTATTTGTTTCTTCATATCATTGTATAAATACATTGTTGCACATGCATCCACAGCTGCGTATTCAAGCATCTTAGGGTCCATTTTGTTAGCTTCAGTAAATTCTAGCTCATCGGCAATAGACCATTCACCGTATACGGATCCTGCTAAATGCTTCAGTCCTGTAAGTGCTTTACTAATATCACAGTGGTTGATTAATGTTTTAGCTAAGATCTGCGTATCTTCATAATTCTTAGGGAATCGACCAGTGAAATATCTAATTAATTTACCATCGTAACCTAAGTTATGCCATATTTGCTTAATTTCCGTTGTAACTATCCAGTTAAGTACATACTCGTGAATTTCCGGGTTAAATACTATAACAAATGAATCATATTCAGATGTAGCAATTGACATGTGAGTTATCTGTATTAATGATGGGTGTGATAACCCGTCTGATGTAGTAACTTGGTTAAGATATACTAATTCCGGATCACGAAAGGGCACATCAAGTTCCTCACGGTAATCTTTAGCTGCTACTACTTCCTCCTTAGAGTAAATAGAGGCAGCTTCAAAATCGGCAGCGATTGGTTTATTTGCTGGTAGATTAGCCAGGGCTTGTTTGACTTGAGGTAACGTTGTATAGTGTACCCAGTCTACTTTACGAAATGGGTTCATTAGTTATCCTTTGGTTATTAATTTCGTTTTCTATACGTTCTAATAAAAATTCTTGTTCCGGGTTTGGTTCACCTGTTGATATGTCATCAAATAGTGATTTCAAAAAGAACAATTTATCCATGTCAGTTGACCTAGTTAATAGTATCATTCTAAGGTTTAGTTCAAGAGTATTAGCTACAGATTCAGTCACATAACGAGAGATTACATCGTAAGTTAAACTAGCTGCGTTAGAAGTTACTAACGTAGCTTTAGCGTAGTCTGCAGTTGCTGCAACCGTACTAGCTACTTGATCGTTCATCTCGTAGTCTCCAGTCTTGAGCCAACAGGTGCCTGAATTCTGGCGATTTGTTCCAATGGTCCACTGAATGCGCTATTAGTTTAATAACACCCTCAACCATGTCAAAATCCTCATCAGTAATTTGCTCAGTAAGAGTAACTACTTGTGATGGGTATTGAGTTAAAGGTTTACCAGTTTTCTCAGATACTCTACCTGTGTCATTCTTAGTGATGTAAATAATTCTAACTCTATCAATAGTAATACCCATTTGCTTAAGTACCCAAGCGTACGTCAATAACTGCATTTTATGTGAGTATTGAATGTTCTTAGGTAATGAAGTAGGTCTAGTACCAGTAGTTTTGTAGTCACAGATGATTCCACCGTCACATGAAACTAAGTTATCAAATGAATGGTCATCAGATGAGTACTTAGGATTCTCCAGCGTAAGGTTATCTATCGATCCGCCAACATGAATTCCCGGTAATACTTCATTTGCAATGAATGGTTCTACATGTGTAGGCATATTCTCTTGTAAATATGAATTAACACCTGTTTCAGCCATAACTTTGTATTGGTCTCTAATGTAAGATTCATCAATTTCAGCTTCAAAATCTGCTGATGATGGATCACAATGTTTAGTTATGTATAGCTCCATTTGTTCTTTATCTTCGTCAGATAGGTGTTGTTTAGCTGCGTATTGCTCAAGAATGTAATGTACAATAGTACCAGTTACAGATGCTGAGTTTCCAGTGAAACCGCTTTCTCCAAGTAGGTTCTCTCTGTACCAAGCGTTAGTTGCTGTGAAGAATTTACTGATACCAGATGCTGATATTCTGAATTCACCCTCAGGTACTACATTAGTACCGTTGTTGTAGTCTAGTTTTGTTATTATTTGTTGCATTATTTATTTTCCTTTATTAGTTTAGTTTGTACCACTCTATATCAGTAAGTGGCGCATTTGGGTTATGTTTAAAATAGTTTAGCGCTTCCATGTACATAGATAACCCGAAGCACCCATATTGTGATGCCTGTTCTTTAAGTTTATGTTTTAATTCTTCAGTGAATCTTGATTTGTACTTAAAGTAATTTAATCGTGAAAGTTCGTATCCTGGCTCTTGTGCGTATTTCACTAGTTATCCTTTAATTACTCGTAGTAACTTGATATTTCTTCATTTGACGTATTTTGTAAGAATAGTAATACTTCTTCTCCGAAGTCAGTAAGCCATCCACCTCTAGGTGATGAGCCGTATTCAATACAGTCACAAAGCAGTCCTAGGAATAGCCAATACTCACGCACCGTATATAAGTTGTCCGGTATATCAGTAGAGATAAATTTGTCATCCGCCTTCCACTGCAAGATAGTTCTGAATGCATCAAAGACTTCCTCGTCTGACAGTTCACCGTACGCCAATATTGGTAATTCGTCATACCATTCCTTGAATTGTTCATGCGTCATTTTAGTCCTTTAGTAGATCTGTGTTTTCATATATGTTTCCGATTACTTCTCTTTCTTTAAAGTATAAAACACTACTTAGAGTATTTCTTTTATTGCTTAGAGTAAAACTATTATTTACATAATTTACTATATAACTATTAATAGAGTTTTTGTCAGCAGTCATTATGTCACCCTCGTAAATTTCTACACCATTCTTGTCTTTAAGGCCGGTGTACTGCACTTTATATTTACAATTACCCCAACCCACTACACCATTAAAAGCTTTTCTATCTTCTATCTGATCCAGGGTAGCATCTCTGTGAAATGTTTTACGGTTTGGTAAATCTACGTTAAAGTAATATCTAAACTTAATCTCTCTCATCGTTTATTTCCTCATATGATAAATTTTGGTTGTGGTATATTATCCTCTTGCGATAATTCCTGATTCTTAATTGGTTTCTTTCGCTTAAGATTACGTTCTGCCTGTTCAGCTGATTCTTGTAAAATATTATACCACCTGCCCCTGTCGTCATCACCAGTGTATATGTAACATTTAATCTTCATTCGACTGATACCGACGTATAACAATCTCAACATTAGATCAAGATTAATAGGGTTGTTATACTTAGATTTAGGTGTTTCATAAGCATTTACAATATCTAGTGCATCTAAGAATACGTAGTCAATTGATTCGCCTTGTGATTTATGTACAGTTGAAGCGTACACATGTTTAAGTCTAAATGACTTATCAAATAAGTCCCAGTAACCGTTTTCGTTACCTTCTAGTTGCAATTCACCTAACAGTTTAGTCAACTTAGAAGAAGCCTTATAGTGCCTAATCCAAGACATGCTGCCATTATCGGTTACTACTCGTATAGAATAGTAGTCGTCCAGTTCCTCTAAGTCGTTTATTATTACTACATCCTGGTTGTGTGCAATTTGACCGATTGGTTTATCCAGTATTACAGCGTCTCCAATATTGAATGTATCACCGTCATTGATATTAGCGTTATACTTCTCCACCACGTTGTTTCTATAAGCAATAATCTTCTTATTACCCTCACAGGTTACGTACTTACGGCAAAATACCTTGTGGTCATCGATTAACTCAATAGCTGGAGCTTCTGTACCTAATTCAGGTAAATTACCTTCCTTTATTGCTGTACGGTATGTATCCATATATGAAGCTAGCTTATCGCACGGTTGTTGTCTCATCTGTTCAGTCAAATTGATCTGATGTTTGGCGAGTTTAGCTAATTTAGGTTTATTAGATACTGCTGGTAGCTGGATAGGATCTCCTACAAATAGTAGTTGATCATATGAGTCACCTAAAGCTTCTAGAGCTGCAGTGAGTATTCTGTCAGGTAGCATAGATACTTCATCAATAACTAAAAGTCTTGTTTCCTTTAGATCGTGATTACCATTCTGAACAAGTACCTGTTTATAGTTAATGTTAGTTAAACGAAATCCAAAGTACTTATGTACAGTCTGAGAAGGTCTACCCGTCATTTGTGATAAAACTGATTTAGCTTTATGTGTAGATGCTGTTAGTATTGAAGGTATATCATGAATAATTTGTGATACTGTGAATGACTTACCGGTACCGGCTTCACCTGTCAAGTAAGTTATAGGAGCCCGTTCTTTAATGACCCTGTCGTATACTTGTTGTTGTTTTTCGTTTAGCATTTAAGTTCCTTAGTTCGATATTTCGAAATTACCTACTGAATCAGTACCGTCAACATGATCCCATGTGTAATCAGTGTAAGCTGAATCAGCTAAAGCTAATGCTTCTGCTTCAGACGCAGCCTCTACTGTAGTAGATTCAGTTATTGACTTAGTAGCTAGTACTGTGTAAGTTTGCAATGATCTGTACATAGTTAAGTCATAGTCATTGTGGAATTTACATTCACCAGTTAACAGCCACTGAGTTGATATAACATCGTTATTAGCGTTTCTAACATACCCTACAATAATATCATCAGTTATCTCTAGTAGTCTGCATTTGAAGTCTGGGTTATTGAATGTATAGTTACCTATACTAATAGTTGGACTACAATCGACAACCTGTTTAGTACTGTCAAAGTCTGGTACGTCGTCTACTGCTGGTTCAACTACAGGCAGTTGTGCAGGTTCTGTATCTGATTGATGTCGTTTCTTCCTAAGGAAGTTATTATATAAGATAGAAACACCTAAAGATTTCTTCATAGCTTCAATTATTTCAGATTCGTCGGCAACTGTAGTTGAGTCTGTACTGATAACCTTTACTGATTTTTTACGTTTAGTTTGTTTAATAGTTACTACAGCGGTAAAAGGTTCGTAAGGAGCAGTTACAGTTACTGTACTCTGGTCATATGAGATTAATTGAGCAGTTCCAGACTCATCCATAAGGATTAAGTAGCTTTCCCTGCCTTTTTCTGGTAATACGTATAGTCCGTAGAACCTTTTATTCGCACAGGCATCAAAACTAATATCCTTAGTTCCAGTTTTGACTTCGTGTAAATTAGTAATTCTAGGTTTGTCATCATCATCATCAGTGATTGTGACTACTACGTCAGGTTTAACTTCGGCTTTTACATGAGATATATACTCTAACCTGAAAGGTGCGCTAGAGCTACTGAATCTACCGTTGTCCGCTAATCTTACTTTAATAGAGGTAGAAACTTCTATCTTTCCAGCAGCTTCATAAAATTTAGTATTTTGTGGAGCTGCCATGTAGTGTATATTACCAAGTATACTAACTTCCCATACGTCTTGGGTCCAAGTTGGGTTAGGTGGTGGTAAGATATCTACTATGTTAAGTATAAATTCTTTTGTATTGTATTTGGCATATAGCCACGGTAAATTAGTTACCTTCATCAATTACTCCTTATCGTCTAGTAAATTGCTGAAATATCTCCCAGCTATGTTTTTATTGTAGTAGTTATCGTTGATACACGCTTCTACTTTAAATAGTTCTCTATCCTCAAGGTAAGATAAATACTGCTTTTTGTGTGAATAGAATAAAATAGTTTTAGTTATTACTTTATCTTCAGGGTCAATATCTTTACTGCTACTTTCGTAGTTGCGCCATTTAGATTCTGTGGCAACTAATTCCATAGCTACACGTTTGCTCTTCTTGATGCGGTTAAGGAACTTGATATGCCCTTTACGTGGTTTGCCAGATTTTAGTGCAGTTTTCTCGTTGTATGAGTGAACTTGCTTCTTACCAATGTACTTCAGCCCTGATTTGTACGTCAGCTCGTAAACAAACCCAAATACGTCATCAGGTATAGTGTCTACAGGCAGGTTTTTATGAGTCCATTCCATAGTTAGATCCTAGCTTTAATTTGGTTTGATACTGTTAATAGACAATTGCTGTAGTAGTCAAGTTCAACTAGTTTATCATCGACTTCTGGTAACTTAGTGTATAACTCATCCATGTATTCATTAATATGTTTGTACTTAATACTCTTGTTTGGCAAATGGTTAACTATGTTTTGTAGTTGTATAATTTTAGTTAGATACTCATTACCGTTACCCCTGTTAGCATAATGTCTACCCGAGGTAGGTAAAGGTCCAGTTAAATAGCTATATAATGAGTCTGTATACATTCTCCAATTAACAGTAAAATTAGTAGGGTTATCCTCTGTTACGGTAGAAAAATTAGTTATAATATCACCAGAATTGCCTGGCATTTCAACATGCGTAGTGTGTTGGAATACTTCCATCATCCGTTCGTAAGTTGGTAAATCTGGTGATTGATGTTTGAAGTACCGTAGCATAAGTTCTGTAGCCTGGTTACGTAATGAGTACTCTATAAAGTCTGGTAATTCTTTTGAAGACTTCTCTCTAAGACGTTCATAAGCATATGTAGCTAACATGAAAGTATGTTCAAGTTCTCTTGTTGGTGAGCTACTATCAATCCCGTGTAAGGTGTTTTGCCTAACGGCTGATTCGTAGTCTTTAACGTATTGCGCTTCTTTTATTTTGTTGTACTTAAGTATAAAATCAAAGTCATTCATTATTTGCCCTTTTCTATGTATAGGTATGTACCTAGTTTTAATTTCTTCTCTGTGTCCGCTTTCACTTCATCTAAGAATATATTTCTGTATTTTCCAGTCGTTCTTGAGTAGTCGTATGCTGGGTAGATAATTACTTTATTGTTTATTTTAGCAGCTATCTTAGTGTTGTATGAAAAGAATACTTGTAGATTATTTGCAGTATCTCTAAGAATAATTTGATTCCCTGCGGTATCTAATCGTTCTACGGAAATACTAGTTAGTTGATTGAGTTTAGTTAACTCTGAGTTAGTTAGTGTAGTCATTTAATGCTCCTGTTTAATTGCCCAGGAGAAGGCAGTTATCGCTAAGGGATAACTACATTAGTTCCTGGTACTTTAGTTGTGTCTACCGGTCTACCATCGGATGGTGATACCCAGTAGCAAGTTAATTTACCCATGATTGGGTACTTATAGAATGTATCTTCAATATCTGAATAGTTATCAGAAAACGACATATATAGGTATTCTGTAGGATTAGTTACTTTTAGGTTAGCTATGTGCTTGAATACATCCAAATGAGATGTACCGCCATTTCCGTGTCTGGTACCGATTGCTTTTCTGAACATCGGGTCATCTGCAATACTATCATCTGCTTGAAGTGTGAATTCTTTCAGTACAGCTGAAGTATGTGGTAATACAATGATTTCGCTAATTCTTTTAGACTGTTTTTCAAATAGACCTAATAACTTCTGTAAATCACTATATGACATTGAGCCAGAGTTATCAATAGATAAGATTAGCTTAATAGTCTTTTTTATGTGCTTGTGCTTAGGTGCTGAATAGATATGCCTATAGGTATTGTTTAAACCTGCCCAAGTAGCCTCATGCTCATTAGTTCTATGATAAACCACTCTGTGAAAAGACTTAGCTAGTTTCTTAAACCATGATGTGTCTACTTTAACAGAGTCAAATGTAGCAGCAAATAGGTCACCTACACCAGTACCCTTACAGTTAGATGAGATATCGTTATGTAATTGATCAGCTAATGATGTAATAGAAGCGTCAACTTTACCTAGGCCTGTTTGATATCCATATTCACCGAGGTCTGGATTACAGCCGTGAGATACTTTTTCAGGTATAGTGTAGTGTTTACCGTTAATATTTACTTTCTTTAAGTACTTTTTGATACTAGTTACTTTCAGAGTTGGAGCAGAAAAAGCTATTTCTTTGATAATATCTTCCGCACTTAGGTCTGATGATGGTGCTGGGTAAAGACTTTTAAGTTCATTAATAGCTTTAGTAGCTGGGGCTAAGACATTTAGTATAGCACGCATTTTTTGTCTTATTACCTGGTCGTTAGCAATTTCTACTAGCATATGGATATCTTGCTTATCGCCAATAACCCTAGCTAATGACTGAGTATGAGCTAGTGTACCATGCTTAAGTATAATGCTATGCATGTTTCTTAGGTAGTGGTATGAGAACAGTAAAGGTTTCTTCTCTATGATTCTAAGTAGGTGCTTAAGGTGTTTTTCGTCTTTATACACAAACTTAAACTCAACTGTTGAAGGGTTATCTGGATTTATGTATGAAATGAATTGATTATCTAAGTCTTCTATTGATAGTGTTTTAGTGACAGTAGTATTATCATCCTGTACTGCTGAAATATTTACACCTAACTTAAGTATCATACCCGTCGATAGGAATGATGTTTTCTCTTGTTGCATAAGAATATTAATGTTCTTCATAATGTCTTTAAAGATTGTCTCTTCGGCTTGTTTAATAAATTTTTCGTATTTCATTGTGTATCCTTTATTTATACGGTATTATACCATAATTAATGTATATAGTCACTTACTGTGTCCAGTAATTTAGACTGATTAGCTAATACTTTAGTTTCTAGTAACTCTTTCTCTTTCTTAGTTAATTTGTGATTAGCTTCATTGTAATTACCTAAGAATTTCTCTATTAGGATTTGTTGTCCTGCTGTAATAGCTATACCCTCTTGAGATGACATAACAAATTTAATGTAAATCTGCCCTGATAAGTATCCGATAAAGTTCTGAGCTGTTACATCGTTACTATTGTGGTTAATTAAATCAATTAAATATGCCGCATCAGTTGGTGTATGGATATAGTTAACTATATAAGCCCATAGTACTTTATCAGTTTCCTTAAGCTGTGAGATTGATTGCATAGCTTGTGATTTAACTACGTTATCGAAGTCAATCTTATTGATATAAGTAACATGTTCATACAGCTTTTTAGATACGTCGTTAGATATTTTCATCCTAGCTAACATTTCTATGTTATCGTTTACAAACTCTGTAGAGTGTAATCCGATTTCGTTAGCTAAGTACGTCCAAGACCTAGGAGATTCAAATTGTTCTAAGTCAGTAGATTCTGTACCAACTATGTCACCTTGATTAGCTTTTAAGTACGATGCTACATAGTGATGTAATCTGTTACCAAAATTATCAAACCAGTAATTGAAATCGAAATCAATCTTCATAAGAGAGAACCTGTTCTTGATAGGAGCTTCTAGTCCTTCAAATCCTGCTTCTTCTGAATCATTCATTGCGCCCATGATGGCCACTTTAGACGATAATTTGTAATTACCTAGCTTACGCTCACCTAATAGTGAATATAGGTAAGGCTCAACTGGTTTAGGAATTTTATGTAAATCGTCAAGGAATAAAATTGCCCCATTACCAGTTTCTGCTGCGTTATTACAGTTAGCTATAAGTTCAGGTACAGACCATTGAGTTGATTGAGAATCAGTTACACCTGCAGTAGAATACTTATCCATATTAGGCGCTGGTTTGAACGTAGGAATCCCTGATGCGGATTCAATAGTTGCCTCTGGTAATGAGATATGAATAACTGACATATTAAGTTCTTTACCTAATGCGTACATAGATTGTGTTTTACCGATTCCTGGAGGTCCTACTAGGCATACTCCGCCACCGATATCAGCTCCTGCAAGCTGACCTGAGATATTTGTTTTTAGTACTGTTGTAATTAATGGGTTCATTATTGTTCCTTGTTTAGTTGTTTCATTGTTGTTTCATAAGCAGAAAACGCGTTGTCTGTAGATATTTTGTCACGTAACTCATCTGATACTAGACCACTGTTAAAGACTTCTAGTAGTTGATCTCTAGCGGTAGTTAAGTAATATTTACCATTTGTGTTAGTACTTAAAAGGTAATTAAGTACTACTAGCTTATCCCTTAGCAGGTTAACCTCTCTATCGTCCAGTTTACTAGGTTTAGTTACACCACTAACGTACATGTAGTCAGTTGAATACACAGCTAGTATAGACGTAGATACCGGTAATTTGTGGTTACGTGCTACGGAGTTATAAAAGTCATTTGAAAATGCTATGTTATCGCATACATTATTATCATCAACATCCGCTAATGCAGTTTCATACCATATATATTTAAAAGGTAAGTCTGATTGATTAGTGCAGTCTATTGATCTACAATCCCTAATAGTGCTAATAAGGTGATTAGTTTTTGTCCTAGCCTTATTCCAAATTAGGTTCATGTATTTAACTTTAATGTCAAGTTCTGCTTGAGTGTAGTTATTATTTATATACGTTGATGGTAATATTTCTGACATGTAGTTAACCGCATCTACGCCTGTAATATACTTCTTCGACTTAAGAAAGTTTTCGAAAACTGTATAACTAAACATGTCAAGTTTGAGATTAGGTTTAGTAGCATTAAATTCTAGCTCTCTACGCCTAGATCGTTCTTTTTTAAGTACAGAGGTTGTTGCGTAGTCTTTAAGTTTGTCGTCAGGAATAGCTTTTATTATACCCTCAAGTTTACCGGAAAATCCCCATCCCCCTGGAGGATGTGTGATAAATTCCTTACAATAGTCTTCTGCTAAGTCGTAAACTGGCGTCTTGGCTGACTGTGTGATATTTAGCCATACTCGGGAGCTACTTGCGTACACACCCATAACAAATAATTTAGTAGCCAAATCCGGTAATTTATCAAATTCTGCAGAGACTACGTGTTCTTTATGGTAGGATTGGTTATTATCATTAAATTCGTAAAATTCTTGTATTTGACTTGAGTTAGTGTTATTTACTACCCAGTTAGCTAGTTCTTGTACTGTTTCAAATTGTGCCATTATTCTGCTCCTGTAAAAAATAGTTTGATTGCTTGTTTCCAGTCAGTTACTGCTACTGGTGTATCGAAGTAGTTATCTGGATAATACATCCAATAACTTACGTGCCATATGAACTTGCCGTGAATTCCATATATTGTATTCATGAGTTATCCTCTGCAAAACCTGCTAAAACGAATGCAGCGTCCATTAGTTTTTGACCGTAATTAGCTAATTGCCAAAAAACTAGCTGTTCTGCGCTATCCAAGTCAAAAGGCCTGTTACCACAAAAAGATAAGTAGTAGTCTTCGCTACCTATGTCCCATTTTGCTAGTGTATAACAGTACTCGCCCTCAGTAGACTGATTAGGCTCCCACTTAACTAATTCACAATACTCTACCTGGTTTGGTCCAATTGCGCGTGTTGTACGAAAACTAATGTTCCCAATTCTAGTTCCTTCATTCATTGTTGTATCCTCCGTGCCATGGGCATGATTCTGTTATTATTCTGGTTTCAGTAAATCCTACACGTTCTGCGTTATCCATTTTTGGACAAAGGCAACCGTTTAGCTCCATAGTGTACGTATGAAATGCTATATTTCTTGGAAAATTCCAATTATCTTGCAGTTTAAACTCAAGCTCTGTGATATTTTCCACTACAGTACGGTGAGATTTTGTAGTAGTAGGATTTGACTCTAGTAATATACCTAGTTCTTCATACAGCTTATCTAATTCATATATTTGCTTGTAAGTTACTTTCTGTGCAGCCAACAGAGTTTCATTTAAGTTATACCTTTTTATTACTATTTGGGTAATTTTTTGCTCATGGTGTGTCATTGTTGTATCCTTGGTTGGTTGTAATAATTAAGCCTACATGGCTCTATAAATTCCGTGTTAAAAAAAAATAAATCAAACATACTATTTTAAACTGCGTACTATGCAGATGGTTCTAGATTTTTGATAGGCTTAATTATTACAACAGAAGCTAATTAAAGCCTCTATTCTTTGATTTTGTTAAGTAGCCACCACTGCAGCAGCATACGAGTTGTACTGTCAGTATTAGTTACTTCATTCAGGAATGGAAATACGTCAATGTAGTCAAGTGAATACGCTTCGATATCTTCATCAGGTGATAGTTTCTGACCTATATAATCAGTATCAGCTACTTCACAGTAGAAATGGTGTGATTTGCTACCTTTGGTACCCACAGCATTAAGTGTAGTAGTGATAGGCACTAATCGTTTAATTGGTACTAGGTAACCTAGTTCCTCATGCATTTCTTCGATAGCCGTTTTCGGTATTCTGTAGTCATCTGTACAAGAACTGTACTTGTCTACAAGGCCTGCACAACATTCAATTACTTCTCCTGAGTGGTCTGATTGATTGATCAGAACAGGAATACGAATTTGCTTAACTAGTAATAATTCATTATGATCGATATTATTAACTAAGATGTGAACAGTGTCATGTCCTGTCCCGACTTCCCATTGGTGCTGCTTGCCTAGTTTGTCACCTCTAGTGTAAGTAACTAGCTGAGCGTCTTTAGTCAAGAACTTAGGTTCAACTAACGGTTTTTGCTTGTGTATGAAAACTGGTTTCATTTAATTCTCCTTATTCTCTAATATCCATTGACATGCTTCGAATACTGCTTCTGATTCTGTATCTGCTAAAACTATTTCTTGTGGGTTTATTTTACCAGGTGAAGCTGTGCGATGATTTACTTCACATGACGCGGATATTGCACCATGCCCTGAAAACAAAAAGTAATTCTTAGTATAAGCCCATTCTTTACATTTGTTAGCTAGTTCGTAGATGTTGATATACCTATAATATAGCCTACTTCCTACTTTTTCAATATATTCAATCTCATTAGGCTGAAGCTGTTCGTCAATATCAAGTTTACAGCCTAATACTTCACTTAATAATTCTTTAGATATTGGCATTAGTTACCCCAGTTTCTGATTTCAGCTAATGTTGTTTCTTTAAGCAGTTTACCATTCTCAAACACTACACTCAGTGCCTCTACGCAATGCATATTTGGTTGCTTACCAACAATTCCAGCGATGTATTCCTTAGTTTCAGTATCGAACCAAGTAGTTACTTTACCTTTCTTGGATGCTTTACCATGGTCCGTGATTGGGTCTTTGTAGACGTCTATGTCTTCATAAATGTATCCTGATTGACCATCTTTACAGATTGGGTCATCATACCGTCTAGTAATAGAACTACATTTAATAGCAAACTTTTGAGTATCTCTATTAACATTCTGCATTAAATCACCACCTGAGCCAAATACAAAGTTTTCAGCAGCAAAAGGTTGTGTTGATGTTTGATCTGGTGCTGGAATTGTTTCATAAGTAGTAAATGTTTTAAGAATAGTTTCTATAGTGTGCGGTGTAATACCATCACCCCATAAAATACCAAAGTTTGTTGAAAGTGCTTTGCCTTCTATATCTGTATCAAAACAATCATTGTTGACCATTATAGCTAACATTTGCTTGATGACATTAATAGGATGACCACTATCAGGTCTTAAGACGAATTTCTGATTTGGTCTAGATTCGATTAGTTTTCTAATCCTAGAGTCTGGATGGGTACAGAATTCAGTGAATGCATATACGTCATAGCTATCTGCCACGAATGACATAATAGGCGCATCTGGGTTAGTTAATAATTGATCATATACAAATTGTTCTTCATTATCTCTACCATATGAAGTAGTTGAGCTGTGCTCAGTAGCAAATACTGAATATGACTCAGCGATGCCTGCTCCGTAAAATTCTTCACAGAAGTCTAATGAGTTGAAGTTATCAGTTCCCATAAATTGTGTAGAGTGTGCAAATCCGCCGATAGCTGCAGCTTCAACAGAACTAGAACCTCTGTCTCCAAAATTGTGATATGCAAATTGTGCCCATTCAGGTGAACCGTATTTTTCTAACATTTGTTTAGCATAGTAAGATTTAGTGGCTATCGTAGTTGGATACCATAATTTCATAAGTATCGTTTCAGTAAAGCCTGCTATCCATGGTACTTTAGGGTCTGTAGATTCAATAGTCATAAGTACATGTTTAGTTAGGACTAGCGATCCCTCATCAACTGCTTTGATCTTAATAGGTAAGTAACCTAATTGCACGATATAAGACCAACCGTCATAATCAAATGGCACACCGTGCGCTTGACACCTGTCCCTAGTTTTATCTACTTCTTCTTGCGTAGGTATACTCATTAAATACTGTTTAATATAGTATTGAAGTCCTACAAATACTGTTGCTGGGTATACACCACCTCTAGATTCCATGTAGTCATACATAGATACTGTATTAGCTGGGTATTGGTTAGCATGGGAGTATTTGTAGCTATCGGCTAGGTTTAAGATGTTGTTTTTCATTTGTTATCCTTTATATAATTATACACACTTGGGTGTAAATAGTGTTTGTTAGCTTCTAGGTCTTCTCTAATTAACTTCGCTCTAATCGGTATATCAGATATAGGTAAACTAGTTGTGTGTAAGCCGTCGATTTCGTACATCTTACAATATGACTCATCAAGATAATCTACACCCCTAAAAGTGAAGTTTTGTAGGTCTTCCAACTTTTCGTGCAGATAGATTGTTATTTCGTCCAAGTCTTCACTTATTTGTTCTTGTAGTGTTGACTTCAGTAATGAATACCATTCATCCCAGCAGTTTCTGTCTTCTATAGAAATTACTTTGATGTTTGGATATACAAGGTTAATCATAGATGTACGATCCTCTACCGAGTAAGGGTTCTTTACATTGCATGATTCTTGCGCTGATCCAGCTAATATTACAGGCTCTAACCCGTCTGCGATAATGTGATCAATGATAGATTGATGACCGGTGTGAAAGGGCTGAAAACGCCCAAGAAAGACTCCATGTTTGCGTGGCATTAGTTATCCTTTTACCGTAGTAGGTCTAGTTATTGGACCATAAATATCATATTTTTCTAGTACTTGACTATTCTCTTCAAAAGCCCATATACCCCCAATAATCTTCCTATCACTTGTTTCACGAACAATTTCAATACGCTGACTATCAAATAGTTTAGACACACACCAATAGTACTCACCTATAATTAATTCATCATTTGATGTTACTTTGTTGTAGTGTGAATTATTCTTTTCTAATATCCACAACATATCATTTTCTTTGTTTTCTATATCATCCCATTTATCATCAATATTATCCCAATAAACATCACCTTGTGGAGTGTTTTTCCAGCTGAAAGCAGATGTGATAGAACAGCTAATATTTTCTAACCAATAATCATTATCATCTTCATCAAAGTTTTCTACAAACTCATCATAACAATTATTATCTTTTAAAAATGTGCTTAGTTTCATTAGTTATCCTTTGGGTAATTGATACAGCGGTATACTGGTCGAAGTTGAGAACCTGATTTAGTGTAGTCATCCGTATATAAGTTTGGTACTTCAGTGCAATGCTGTTCAATAGCTGATGTATGGGCATTAGCCCTCTCGACAGCAAAGTATATTACTAAACCTAATCCTACAAATATACTAAACAATGTTGCAGTAATTATGTTATCCATTAGTTATCCTTGTTGTACCATTCTTTGACTCTACTATATACCAGTTCCAGGGAGTCATTTGGTAACTTAGCTAATTCATTTCTGTGCCAAGTCCATTCGCTTTTAAAGCCTCCTGAATAAGATCCGCATTTCGATATTTCGTCTGTTGACATTGCATCATAGCTAGGACTATTACCGACTATTGCATCAATTAGCATTCTTCTATACGTATTGTCCATTAGTTATCCTTGTGATTGCGCATCATATTATACAAATAGACGCCTCTAGTTTTAGTTTGCTTGAACCAACGTGATGCTTTCATTTCCAATGCAGCCTTGACCCAATTTTGTCTAGATAGTTGTGTGTGCATCTTCTTGAAAGTGCTGAATCTACTAATACCCATATTATATACCATATCCTGTAGGATAGATTTAGGTACATAAGGTAAATTAGAGTACCAGGGAAATCGTCGATCTAGGTCCTGGTCAACTACGAATAGTCGTGACACTAGTAAGTACTCAGCTTCGGCTTTAGTTATGTAAGATAAATTAGTACCGTAGCCAATTGCATATCCATTAGCATCTCTGTATACTGAAGATACGAATCCCTCATGGTCCTTGATAAGTTCAAGAGATAACTCAGTTGGGTTAGCTCGTAATTGAGTATATGTGATAGCCAGGATAATACCTAGTATATAAAGTAGTTTCATGTGATCTCCTTTGGTTGTACGTTATTCTGTACATTCCTCGAATAGTACACAGTCTTTCTTGTATTTGCTCTCATACTTAGTGTTACACCAGTGGTTTAGTTTATTGTTAGCTTCGTAAAGTGCTACACCTACTATAGTTAACATAATAAAAATAACTGCAATGAAGGCTGCAGCAATTAATCCTGTAAGTAAAATGTGAAATACCGGTAGTACGCTAAGTAGGGATAGGGAAGTTAATCCACTAAGAAACCATACTTGTACTTGTTGAGTAATTAGTCCAAACAAAAACACAGCTACACTTGTAGCTATAATTATTACAGTCCACGTAAAAAGTGGAACTATGTGTTTCTGGAATTTGTCTTTAGCACATTGTGATACGCAATATTGCTTTTTGTTGATCGGGTTTGTAAACATTAGTTGTCCTTGGTTATTGTATTGTTTTAGTTTAAGCGGTTATCTGTTCATCTCTATAAGCTTCGTAAGCCTTATCGTTGCATTCACTGATGAATTCCGTGTATCTGGTTTCTAACCATGCCCATTCCTCTTCAGGTTCGTCATTAGGATGTAAGTTCTGAAAGTCGTTAAGGTATTCCTCGTACTCATCTGATCCGGTATTGTGATACCAAGTGTCATAGTCAAGCATTAGCTATACCAGTGCATAGAATACAGACACATGATAGATGTTAGCTGCCGATAGGTTAATATTAATATCCACTATGTCGATGTCCATAGTACTGCTTACCTGGAGATTTAGTTCTGATAGTATTTTTGACTCTAGGTCGATATTCTTATCAGTGTTGAAAGAAATAACTCCCCAGTTGTCGTTTTTACGGTATTTAATCATTATTTATCCTTTGGTTCTATATAATTTATTTTTATAAATAAATAGTTTTGTGTCTGGTTCAATATAACCACCAAGAGAGTCCACATAAAATAGGGTATCTTCTTGTCCTCTATACCCTTCAATATATTGCAGTGTTTCATTGGTTTTATTATCCACTAAAATTTTATGGAAGTTACCATCTTTGTTTGTCCCATTCCATGTTATATGCACTATATCTTTGCATAATAAGTTTTGTAAAAAATTTAACATCAAATCTCCTTTAGTTATAAATTGTTTTTGAGACCGACATCAGTGTCGGCATCAAATCTACACACTAGATCAGACTCCTACCAGAATTGCTCCGATATTGTCTGATCCATCTATAGACTGTTTTTAGTGTTTATGTGCCAGTCACACAATAAACTATGCTGATTTTCAACTGAGCCATAATTGTTGTTACGGCAATCACTAACACTTCTAGGCCTTGCATCATAGCCTACCTTCGATACGACAAGTACAACAATACCCACCGAATTATGATAGTTGTCTAAACACACAGTGAAACATTGCTTTAAGCCAGCAAACTCCACGATTTTATACTTATAGTGTGGCTCTTAAGTGGTGAACCTTTCAGGATTCGAACCTGAAACCGTGCAGGGTGGACCATCCATAATACGGGTAACGATCCCGGCCCCTCGCCTGCTCTACCAATTGAGCCTAAAGGTTCTCGTATGTGTGCACTATAACTGGTGCACACACCAGGATTCTTTTATATCCCGAATTCCCTTACCATCGGCAATAGCTTACGGCTATCAATCTGATAAACACAATAGGAAGAGGTTAGAAGTAAACTCCTGCCTCGTACTATTGATTATGTAGTGCGTCTGCCGTCTGATCACTACCCGTTTGTTCGTAGGCTACGTATTCGAGATAAGTGAATATCCAATAACTCTACACCTGTGCTTTCACTAGCGTTTCATGCAGATCAGTTAGATCACCTAACAACTATACACCGTGAGCATCTCTTCCAGAGGTCGACGTTTGGGAGACTCTATAACTGCTGTATAACGTGTACTTGACGGATCAATGTCTTTTGGGCTCTACTGTGACTTAGCCTAGGATGTCTGCTTGTTTCGGCACGTTCCTAGGTACAGTTGATGTATAGCTGTTAGCTAATCTAAATACTCAAGCAGACCAAGTCTTGAGCAATCTTTAGGGTCAGCCCTCGACCAAAGGGTATAAATTATATAGAAGTCTTTTAGGCTCATACTCAGGAGCTAGGTCTAGTTATTAGGGTCAAGGTGACCACACCTGGTTAAATAGTGTCTTTGATTCTAATTATAAGATCTTTCAAGTCAAGGTATTCATCATACTCTGATTTGCTGAGTATATAACCATCAAGTGAGAATGTAGTTAAAGAATCAGGACTAGAATCATCCCAATTTAACAGTCCAGAAAATGTAGCTAGATTGACTTCTGTGCCTAATTTCTCACTAGCATATACTAAGAACGGTTTAGCGGTCTCACTTTGTAATTCTATACGTAGTTTTCGTTCCATTACTTATTCCTTATAGCTTCTACATATGTTTTGCAATCCTTAACCCAAATTACACCTGCGTGACTTTGAAAGTCTGGTACAGATTTGCACTGTTCAAGTCCTGCCTTAGCTAATGCTATGTCAGACTCCATTTGCTGCTTATTGTAAGTTGTTATACCCAGTGTAAGTACTATAAAACCTACAAGTACTGCTATTATTAATGTTGTATTCACTATATTTCCTTTGTATTTTAATCTTCATTTATTACTATTAACTAAAAGCACCTAAAGGATCCGACTATACTACATGCATTCGTATAGTCGATTATGTCGTAGTTTTCCAACAATGAAGGTCAAAGACCATTTACATACGTCCTACGCGTTAGTATGTCATATCACCAGCAAGGTTTCCCTATATGGATATTGTTGATGCTCTTAATTAATAATAAATAGTAGTGTAGATTTGCGTGTTCGCATTATACTGATAAAATTTCCCTTACTGTTAACATATAAAAATAATTTGTGTATAAATTTAAAGACTTCACGACTAAGTCATCTGGCTCTACTATGTGAACTGTTCAGGATTTAGTCGATTTGACAGTCTGTTTCTGCTATTGTATAGGCTCTATACTTCGTCTACCTATACATTATTCTCCACTTACAAAAGAATCTTCTTTGTAAGTAATAGGGTTTTTAAAGAAACTGTCTTTAGCTTTTATACACTTAAAATTCGATACGTCTAATTGCTTAAAGCCTACAATATACTCACTGTTAAATTGGGGTTTACGTTCTACAGTAATTCCAATAAAGTAAAGAGTAGCTAGTGCTCCAGCTGCAGCTGAGATTATATGAGAAAGCATAATAGTTCCTACTTAGTATTAACTATAACCGGGACGTTTCCACCCATAAGTGTTGTTGGTAACTTACCATCCCACTTAGTTAATTCTTGTTCTCTAAGTTCAAGTCTTCTAAGCTCTAATAAGTCTTTAGTAATACCTGAAGCGATCTTCTTATTGTAGTCAGCAATTCTCTTAGCTTCAATCATTTTAATGTTGTACTCACCTTTAGCGATAGCTTCTCTACCCTTTAGTTTAGTTAACTCAATTTGAACTTGTGCTTCTTCCTTTTCAATAGCCATTCTTCTTTCTTTAGCTTTTTCAATAGCTTCAGTTACGATTGCTGGATATTCAATACTTCCGATAGTTACATCAGAGATTTCGATAGGTAAGTGGTCTAGCTTAGGTTTAATTGCATTATATAGTTCTACAGTAATTCTAGCATAATTCGTATTTACTTCATCAACATTGTACTGTGATATAACTTCTCTCGCTGTATTAAGTACTACCATTTTACCGTAAGTATTATATACCTCGTCTGTAGTAACTATCTTATCGTCCATTTGCATATCATTAAAGATTGTACTGATAGTTTTGTTATCACCACTAATTCTTCCTCTGAATACTATATGAGCTTTCAATGTAAGTTTATCTTTAAGCAATACTTTAATTGGTTGAGAATATTTCTTAGTTGTTGTTTGTACTAAAAACATTTTTTCAGGAGTTAAATTCCAAATATTGTTATTTAACCAAACTTTAGATGGAGGGTATACTTCTGGCTGGAAACCAGTTTTACCCATAATTTTACCTTTGTGTCCTGCTGGGACTTGCGTGTTACAGCCTGTAAATCCAAACATCACCAAACCGGCTAATACTAATACTATTAATTGTTTTTTCATTTATTTTCCTTTGCGCTAGACGACTAAGCGCCTAGTAGTTTATCAAGTTGTTCGATTGTGTTTGTAGCCTGTACAATACTGGCATCGTTATCAGCATTCTCTGCATCTAACAACTCCATTGTTTTTAAGTTAGTATTAATACTTTCTTGACATAAATTAATACCCTCTTGAAGCTTAGTTTTTACACTTTCAAACTGACTTAGTGTTGACTTAATTAAGTCACTTCCGTTTTGTTTCATACTAAACATGTTTTCTCCTATTTTAAATCTTCAGCTGATATACCGAAGTCTTTGTTAACCGATTTATCAAATGAGTTATCTATTGTTTTAGCTGGTAGTACTTTTGATTGCTCAATTTGAGTATTCGCATAGTCAGTTTTAGCTTTAGTATTTACATCCATTTTTACTGGTGATATAATCTGCAGTACTAGTATAACTAATGATACGGTAGTCCACTTATTCCATAATTTGTTATCACCAGCTTCAAAAGATGCTTGAGACGTTCTCCATGCTTTATACAAAGCAAGTAAGAATGCTGCACTAAAAGCTAGTTTAGCTAACCAGAACCATTGTAATGTTAATTCCATATTTTCTCCTTTCGTAAAATTGTAATTACTACTTTTTCATCGCTTGTAAGTCTTTAATAGACATTTCAGCTAATTGTGCATTTTTCTTCTTTTCAATAAGATCATCTATCATATCGTTATGTGAAGTATTTGCTTTAGCTGACTGAATTGCTAATTTATCGTCTTGTTTAGTTTTAATAATATCTACAACTAAATTAAGTTGTAGTTCAGCTAATGTATCTGGTTCAGTTGTGTCTAGAAAGGATTTCTTTTTTGACTGCTTAAACTGCGAATGAAGCTCCATAGCAATATCATTTAGTTGTGCTGGAGTTAATTGCCATAGCTGTTGTACGTTAAGTACACCTTTAGTTGATTGGAATGTCCAATTGTGTTTTGTTGCTTCTTTGAATAAATTCATATTATTTCCTTTGTTATTTGTGGTTGCCAATTTGGCCATAAGGTTACCATATCAGGAATCGAACCTGAGACATCTTGCTTGTTTGCATTTTAAGGCAAGCGCTCTACCGACTGAGCTATACGGTAATAGGTTACTCGAGTAGGGATTGAACCTACGGCCTTCATCGTGTAATGGTAAATCTGCTAGGATTTGAACCTAGAACCCCTAGACTAAGCTAGTGCTCTAACCAGTTGAGCTACAGATTTTGGATGACGCTCTACCACTGAGCTACCGAGTAATGGGTATATAACGTACTAAAATTGTACGTTATATAGTTTTGTTGAATTAGGGTTAGTCACTTTAAGTACTACCTCGTTATTCACTGTAGAGCTGAAGCCTAGTCCAGCTAATTGTTCATTCGCTGCTTCTACTTTCATTTTAGATGCTAATACTTCGAATACTTTACGGTGTTCATTAAGATTAGCGGCTAAGAATTCGTTATAGAATCCTCTAACTTGATCAGTAGTCTTACAACCATCTAGTATAAACATATAATGCTTATTACCGGTAGAGTTATCTTGCCAATGGTTAGGGGATAACATAATATTATTTACTTTAACAAACTGCTGAGTTTTAACACCATAAATAGTTTTAGATGACTGAGAATGGGTTAAGTGGTGTGTAATAGTTATATTTCCAGAAGAATCCACAACTAATGTCGCTATCCTAACGTTTTCCTTGTCACTAAGTGGTTTATGGTAACTGTATTCAAATACTTCTCCGTTAAACTCAATTTCTGCTTTGAAACCTGATGTGGCTCCTCTAGCTGAAAAGTTATTTACAGCGTATTCATATATACCTTGTTTTACTTTACCGTGAGCATGAACAATGTTCTCTACTGCCACTTTACTACCCGGGCTAGTAATATCAACATCAAGGTTAAATGCTGCATTACCTTTATTTGAGTATTTGATATGACCGTATGGTGATTTACAGTATAAGTCAAGATCATCTGGATTATCGTTATCTTCATTCCACATAATAGAACACCTAGTTGCTCCGTCTACTTTACCCCCAAATGACTGCACTAGTTGCTTCATAGAGTCAGTAACGTTACCATTATAAGACCATGTAAAATTGTTATCCCATTTAAGTAAGTGCTTAGACTCATTAATAGGTGCTATAATATTCATAAAGTTGGATTGGTGTTTGTTATCAACTAAAGCTTCTATAGATTGTGCATTAGGTAATTGATGTGCTAAGAAATCTTCAATTGAGATATCCTGAGCATTATCAGTAGTTGGTTTCTTAACTTTTACTTCTTGTTTAAGCAGATCTGCTACACCACCTTTCATTAGAGATTGAACTGCAGTATCAGAGAATAATACGTCATTTACATTAACATCATGAATAGTTGCATGTCTTCTAGCTAAAGAAGGCTCAAGGTCAAGTTCAGTGATAGTTTCCATTGCTTTATTAATCATACCCTGTGTAATAAGAGATTTACTACGTTTATAGTTCTGAGGAGCTACTTTAGCTTCAAAAGACTTAACTGCAGATACTAAGTCGACTCCATTAGATAGGTCCTCAACTAATGTACCAATAACTGTGTTCTTGAACCTAGCTGCTGGGTTATTATAATTTTCAAATCCGAAGAGTCTCTTTGTACCAGAGTACGACAGTGATTTGTTAAATAAATCTTTGAACTGTTTAACAGCCTTAAGATGCTCGTCCCCTCTGTACAGAGAATTAGATTCAATAAGTTCAATAACATCATTAAGTGCGGATAGTTTAAACGATTCAATAGCTGTAGTTAACATAGTTGCTGAAGTAGTTGCTTGTCCAGTAATTTCTCCGACACTAGGGCCTTTAAACAGGCTAGAAGGCATCTCACAGTGGAAATGATTCCAGTTAATAACTGAACCGTCAGGTAAGGTTTGTTTAGATTCATATGCTCCGTATTTCTTCTCAGAAGCATAAAATACTGAGTGAATAGGTTTAGTTTTTACGTAAGCTGACATACTATCTGCTACAGCTTGGTACTCATCATCAACAATTATATCCCATACTGAAATAAAGTTACCATCTTTTACTGCTACTAAATTACCTACGTTTCTGATAAAGTTCTTACAACATGAACAATCATGCTTAGTGTTAGTGATGTAGGTAGGATTAGTTCCTTCCGGGAACGCATTAAGGTAATGTTCTTTAATTTCGTCTCTATCGATATTCATTCTGAATAGTGGGTAGTTATTCGCCATATGGTTGAATTGGTTGTGCACTAATTGTGCGAATTGTTTAAAATTCATAATATTTCCTTTGTAGGTTGGTTTGTGCTAAAATATGGATTAGTTTTAGCCATTTCGATAAGTATTGATCCGTGAATGTTAATAAGTTTATATCCCTCTTTCAGTGCTGCGTTAACTACTGTCGTGCCGGTATGAGCGTCACTTGCCTTATAGATGAAATAATCCTGGCAAGTAGAAAAGTCCACAGTCGCATCGATAGCTGGTACGTAAACTACGTATTCTGAAGGTATAACAAAATTACCTAAGTTATCACTGTAAAGTTCTATCCCAAGTTCGTGGCTGTTTCCTTTTCTAAATGGAAACGTTTTGTAAAATTCCTTATTACGTAAAATACGTTTAGTAACTTCTTTTCTGAAGGTATAATCATCAGTATTATCATGTCTATTAATTATACTGAATAAAAAATGATCATTTGAAGCTTTCTGTAAGGCATCAAAGAAATCTGGTGTAAACTGCCAGTACTCGTCCTGTTGTTTGTGGATAACTGGTAGCATTAGATTCCTCCTTCAGCTGATTCAGATTGATTAATAAGTATTATATTAGTATTAGTAGACTTAGCCAGTTCAATAAGAGCTTGCTTAAGTACTGAATAGTACGTAGTATTTGTGTAAGCAGTATAAATCTGCACTTTAGTTATGTCTGAAAAACCCAAAGAAAACTTACTGAGCTTAAATAGCTCACGATGGTTGTCTTCTGAAAGTTTAATTAGTAATTTATTAGGTATATAATTAGATAAATAAGTAATAGAGTGGTTGATCTGTGTACGTTTACGGTCATTAACTAGTGCTTGTACTAGCCAAGGTTTTGCGTTATGGGTAGTAGGGTTTATACAAACCTCGTGTAGTAATAAGTCACACTCAGTAATGTATGAGTCATACTGTGAAATTAAATGATCAGATGCTGTAATACTCGATAAAAATTCATCGTTTGTGTATACGTATGGGTTTACTTCAAACAGTGTACCTTCAGAGTTAATTGGTTTACGGAATTTACTAAAACACGTACTAGTGGTAATGTACGTAAAGTTACTGATTTGGTACTTAAGTTCATCGAAGTACAAAGCTAACTTCTGCTGTTCAATGGCTAACTTCTCACGCTTAAGTTGAGAAATATCGTCAGTAACGGGCAGTTTATTGTAATCCTGTTGAAGGTCAATGTCTGCAATTAAGAGTTTATCTAGTTGTTTTTGCAGTTTACGCTGGTTATACCAATCAAACATAATAAACTCCTTTAGTTAGTTGTTATACTGTTTCGCCAGGTCTAAAATTTTATCATATAACCCTAATTTGAACTCAAAATCAGCGTCAATACTTTTAATAGGGAATGACTCTGTGTACTGTTCAATACTAGATACTGGAGCATTCGTCATAGCGTATAAAGCTTTTAGTTCTTCTAAAGATTCAATAGTAAAAGTCACTTGTACTGGTCTAAACTTATTAGACGGAAGGTTCAATGTATAGTTAACTGGTTCTAGCATAGCTGATGCATATGAGTAAGCAACTTCGGTAAGCTCTACAGTTAAATCGTCAACTATGTCAACGATTTTATTACTGTGAAAAAGCATACCCCGCAGAAGAGTAGCTTCGCCATACTTAGTATCGAGGGTAAGGTTAGGTTTGAGTTGGACTTCATCACCTACGTCATAGTATACCTCGTCAGTAATAACTACAAAGCTGCTATCCGCTATAGTACTAACTCTTAGTACTACCCCGACATTGTTAGTTACAATGCCATTAGTTACTACATAGGTTTTACCTGGAGTAAAAGTATCCCCCTCCCAGTTTGTACACATAATTAGATATTGATCAGCTAAGGTAGTAGTCTGGCTAAGAGAGGCAGTCCGTACTTTACGGAAGTGTTTGGAAGTATGCCAACAATTTGTACCGTCATGACTATTTAACGCTATAGTAATTACAGCCTTATCTATCAGTTTACCTACTAAATAAAAGTTTCCAGCTATAAGGTTACCCTTTGGTGACGATTCTACACGTACTACTATGTCTCCTGGTAAAATAGTTTGTCTCATAATTAGCCCTCAGTTACAGTTGGTTGGATTTTCTCCCAGATTGTATCAATAGTTTTATCAAGATTGAAATCTGCAATTGATACTGTATTAGTTGGTTCACCAATAGTTGAATTACTGTTGTTTGGATTAAGTAACTCATATGAAGCCCATCCAAATGTACGTTTAGAGTCTGCAGTAAAGAATAAAAATTCTTCAGGTTTAATAGGCTGTCTGAACTTTTTCAAGCAGTAAGAGTAGCAAGTTGGAGTATCTGTACCAACATGGTTAATTACAAATACTCTGATTGATACTAGTCTAGCTAATTCTTTACAAAGTGCGTATAATGCGTAAGCATTGTTCTCAATTACCTTGTCATCTATACTCCATGAGTATGATAAGTTAATATAAATATCGTGGAATAGTTTACTGTCATCCATAGCTGTGTTCTGGAAGTAGCAATCACGTTTACCAAGCATAACTCTCTGCTTAGATAATACACCTGTGTTCTGAGAAGTAAATGATACATCCCCGTAGAGCATTTTAGTAGTAAATCCTCTAGAGTGCAGTTTATCTTTTACTTCCCTAGCAACGTCTGCGTATAACGTAGAGTAAGATCCATTCTTTGTTTGGATATCTTTATATTTCTCTTTACCTTCAGTAATAAGATCTATTGCCTCACTGTCAGTAGTCGGTGTGTTAATAATATCATTCATGAAATCAATAGGATTTTCATAGTGATTATAGATTGTATTATCAACCCATCGTTTATCTAAATGCGCTTCAATAGCTTTAGCAGGTTTGTTAGTTTGTGTGTTTTTCATGGTTAGTCCTTATTGTTACCAAATTCGGTATAATTATCGTATAGCCAAGCGGCTAATGGTTGTATTGTATGGATGTTAGTGGAAAATAGTTTATCAAAAGGTCTATCGTTATAAGCATAAATAAAATCACTTTCTACTAAGTCTGTAATACTAAGTACAATAGGAAAAGTATAGGGAGTTGCTGTTGCTAAGCTATCACGTAAATTATCAATCAATTTCATCTTTAAGGTATTTACCCATACGTTAATTACATAGTTTTTTATCTTATCGTAATCGTATTTGTCGTTTATTTGTATACAAAACTTTGGAATACATAGTGTAGCATTAAGGTTATTCATTATGTACACTCCCACAGTTTAGCTGTAACACCAGATTTTCCGTGCAGGTTATAGTTAGTTTGTAACCAGTCAGCTAACGGCATTACACAAGCTATACTTGTATGCAATGAATCAGAAAAGTCTTTATCTTTAGTGTTATAAGTAAAATCATACTCTTTCATAGCTTCTATTGTAACTAATAAAGGGTAAGTAGAAGTTTTACGCGGATAACCTTTTATTTTATCCCTCAAGTCAATAAGTCCCCAAGCACAATGAATACTATACCAAATCCGTGAGAGGTAGCTGTTAATTACTTTGTGCTCGTCAGCGTCTGCTATGGTAATAGTAAAATTAATCATTACACACGCTCCGGGTTGTTTTTAGTTAAATTAGCTATTAACCAGTCATTAAACGGAATAAATTCTGGTATAGTTGTAGTAGGTAACGTTGAGATACTGGATACACGACGTAATAAACTTATTTTAAAGTCTACTGGATCTGCTTCTATGTGTAAAGTTATTGGATACTGTAAAGTTCCCTCCGAATCGTAGTAAAATGCACGTAGTTCATCTATCAGTGAAACGCGTACGTTATACCATAAAAAGCAGAAATACCTATCGTAAAAATCATCAAAGTGTTCTGTATTATTAATAATTAAGCTGAACTTAGCAGATTCCATGGATTATCCTTGTTTGATTTTAGTTTGCCTTACATGTCGTTCTACATCTCTCGGATCCATGTTAGTTAAATCAATACCCTTAACATACTCAAGGCCATACCTAATTGCTAATTGAGCATGAGTTAGGTCATAGTTGATTGTGTGAAATCGTTTAAGTGTTGCTGCATCCATAGGTTGTCTAGCGTTAAATTTCTCTGAGTACTCATTACCAGTAGTATTAGCTGTACCAATTAATCTGAAATTAGGGTGTACATCAACTAGTGCGTCAGGGAATTGAAATTGGTCCTTCTTTAATGCATTAAGCACTAGTATAGTGTTAGGATTACAAGCATCAATCTCATCTAAGATAAATACTTTACCGTGCTCTACTGCGTCTCTAAGTAATGATGAGATATACTCACCAGTAGTGATAGACTTGTAACCTAGTAGGTCATCAACAGTTAACTGAATAGTGCCTTGCTGGATTACTAATTCTTTATTATGGTGCTTAGCATAATCAATAGCTATAGTAGTTTTACCTGAACCAGATGGCCCTGTAAGTAACGCCCATTCTCTAGCTTCAATGTTCAATTCATGGTCAAGAGTAACTAATAACTCGTCGAATACTTCCTTATCTTTAGGTGATAGTTTTTCAACTGGAGTAGAAAATTCATCAGAAATTAATTGGTAGTTATAAGAATAATCAACTGGTGATATATTAGTCTTATGTAAATGACTAATATCGTCTAAGATATCTCCAGAGCTAGAACACTTGTATTTACCGCAAGAGTATTGTGTAAGATTGTGAACTACGTCTTTGCTACTGGCTTCAGTAAGTACTCTGTATACTGTATAGTTATCCGCATCAGCTTTATACTCAGCTAAATCTTTTCTATTATTTATAACAGACCAAGTGTGTGATGCGTTACACAAAATAATATCTTTTACTTTAACTCTCGCAGACTTGTCAAGTTTAAATATTGGGTATTGTTCACCTGTGTTATGTTCAGTTTGGGATTGAGGTATTGTTTCACCATCAACAACCACATAAGTATAACTAGATACATCGTAAGGATTAGGTACATTAGGTTCAGGATTCTTCCATTTAGCTTTCTCTGGAACCGGTGATAGTTCAACCGGGGCAGGTTTAGCTGGTTGTTGGTTAGATGACGTACCTAGTTCTTCAATTGTGATTTTCATTTTTGCTCCTGTGTTTATTGTTTTTTCTACCATATCGTAACTTATGTAATATGAATGCTTACTATTATTAGTTTTCCATACGTAAGATTTTATAGTAATAGTTCTGTTTACTGGTAAAACGTTCTCCATGCTAGCAGTAAAACACGGATCAGTATCTATACACCCATTACGGTCTAATCCGTATACTGCTTCCATACTCTCCCATGAAGAAATAACTACTTGTGAGAAATCTTCTGCATCCAGTTCGTGTAGCTCACTAAGTGATTCTATTACAGTACTGTCCTTGGTATGCGCTGGTATATGTCTGCAGGCTCCAGGTATAATACCATTTTCGTATGATGTGCTAAGACTTATAAGCATAGGAGTTGAGTTAATACGATTGAAATAGCTCGATAGGTTACCGTAATTGTCTTCTAAATTGTAATTACTACCAGTTTGGTAATAACTTAGTTGAGTTACTACTTCACGTATCTCTTCTTCTGTAGTTACTTTTACCGCGATACCCAAGTCACATAAGTAGTTGATATTATTAGGCGCAGGTTTAAGTAACGATATTATTTCTGGAACTGTGCATTGACTTACTTCCCAGTTAACACTATTGGATAAACTTAAGAAGTTATTTTCTACATTTATATACCGATGTCCAACATAAGATATGCTTCTACTTCCGGATGCTCCCCATTTATAACCATTGTTAAGTAAAGCTGTTTGTGTTTGATCAAAATTAGTTTCGTCGTTTATAATGATCTGAAATTCTTGGTTTAGGTTTATTGGTTTACTAATTATTGTTTTACTAGTTAGTGTTTGAATCAATTTCAGGTCCTCTAGTGTTAAATGGATTGTATCTGGGTTTAAACCGTTAAATCTACGATTAGTACGTACTGCACAAGAGGTGTAGTCGGCAATAGCGTTATTAAGCGCAATACCCTTAATAGTGTTAGCTCCACCCGCATGTCTGTAGCCATGACCTACAAATAGTTGATTATCTAGCTTTGGTAGCTCTCTAATTAGATCTTTCATTTCAGTAAATTCTGCTTCAGATTCTACTGCTATGTAGCAAGGGTAATTACGATCAAGTAGTTGCTGGATAGTAATTTCACGATAGCTATCATCCTCGTACGTTGGTACGTTTGTTGAGTATGTTAACTTACTGCTGTTGTCTAAGAATAATCCTACCGGTTTTGTTGAACTATTAAGTCTTTCTAAAGAAATGTTTGAAAAAGGTTTAACTTTATAAGACATATACTTGTAGATTAAGTTAAATTCCTCTGCAGAGTTACAAAGTATTTTAGTGTTAGTTAAAGACATAAAAGTTCCTTACGTTAATATATAAATAATTGAGTAATAACTTATATATTACCGTAGAGTAAAAAAGGGAACTGAATCCCTTTTAGTTAGACTATAATAGTCCTTCGCCGTTACTAGCTGATGATTCAGATACGATACATCTAAGTACTGCGTTATTCGCAATTAACTTAGCAATCTCTACCTTTCTATCTGCTTTCTTAGGTATAGCTGTTACTGCGTCCGTAATTGCTACGTATTCAGCGGTAACTGTTGCCCATTTAGAGTCCTCATCGATTAACATCGATACAGGCATTTGACCGTAAGCAGTTTCTACTTTTGGTTCAGTTGTAGGCATACCTGCTCCGTATACTGCTACCGCAGCTTCTACGGCTTCTGTTAATTTCTTGAAATCTTGTTTCTTAATCGCTTTGCTTAATGACATAATGTCTCCTTTAGTTTTGGTTATTGTGTCTGTACACACAATAAAGCAGAGTAATATCTGCTCTATGTACGTACTAGTTAAATAGTGATTTAAGTTTTTGTACTGTTTTATCGAACTCTTGTTTAACAGGTTCAAGTTGGTTAGTATCAATATCCTTGATAGCTGAAGATAGCTTTCCGTTTAACTTCTGTGCTTTATCAGAAAATTCAGACAGTTTAGCGTTAGTATTAGCAAATTCACCTAAGTCGTTGTTAAAAGCGGTGATAAGTTCTTTCATATCCTTAGCTAATTCAGATGTAGTTTCAGAGAATGCCTGTTCCGTATCATTCATCTTGTTCTGTACATACGACGATAAGATTTCATTCACTCTAGAAGCAATAATAGTTTCAAGGTTATTTGACCCAGCTTGTAGTACGTATAGTTCGTAGTTAGCTTTACCAGCTAGTAATTCCTCTAAAGACTCTGCTGTTTTGATATTGATTAACTCCCCGTTATACATCATTTGAGTACCTGAGAAGTACTTAATGTTTGAATAGTAGAATATGTAACTTGATTCCCCGGAACCAGTAAATGATACTAGGTTAGTGATTTCGTCCTTGTCCATTTCTAAGATTGATTTCATGTTATTTCCTTTGGTTGTTGTGGTTGTATTTTTTCAAATACTAATTGAGAGGTGTAGTAGTTATAGCGGCTATCTGCAGCTATAGCATTAGACTGCATTACAAGTCTGTAGCCTTTTTTATTGTAAGAGGATAGCGCTTTTGATAGTTTTTCAGATTGAGTATCAGAAGTGGTACTTCTGATAAATTCAATTTTTTGGTCAAGCATAAATACTCCTACTTAGCGTAGTTTTCAATTAAAAGGTTAGTTCTGTCTTCTCTACTTTGGTCTAATTGGATCTTTAGTTGTTGTACATCTACAAACTTCTTGTCCATTTTGTCCTTAGTTTTCTGCATAACAGTGTCTAAACGTTGACGATGTCTAGCTTCATCCGAATGAATACGCTTAAGCCTGTCAGTGTCTAGTCCAGTTTCACCTATCATTTCTAGTGACTCATATATAGTTTCATTGATATCTACACGTATAATGTCTCCAGCCTCTGAAGCTAATGCTGTAGTTGCTTGGACCATCCCATTTAGATCTGCTAGTTGTTGTTGGAATGCTTTGAATCCTGTTTTGTACTTAAGCTCATTCTCAATAGTAGGTAAGATAGCTCCAATTTGTTTAACAGATATACTTGCTCCTGTAATAAGGGGATTTACTTGAGATTCTATATCGGATTTGATACCTTCAATAGTTACAGTTAGTTGAGAAATAAGTAACTGAGCATCAAAGTGTTCTCGAGATAAGTCTTTAGCGTTAGCTAATACTGCTTCTGCTTTAACTAGTAAACTCTCATAGCTTGATACAGATTCTACCATGTCTTGTTTAACTGATGCCGCTATTTCAATAAAACCTAATACTTCCTCACGTTTAGTCTCAATATGGCCAATTAATTCATCAACAATTTTAGATATAGATTTCTCTTTTAGTTTCTCTTCATCTAAGTTTTCTTTAGCGTTGTTAAGCCACTTACCTGCCCATTTATTGTTTGGGTCAATAAGTGAAATAGCTCGAGATGATACTTTAGATACTGTCGAAGGTACTTTTCCATTATTAACAAAAGCGTTAACTGTTTGCATAGTTTCTGATATTTTATCATTAATAGAGTCCATACCACTTAAAGTAAAGTTTCCAGCTAACGACTCAACCTTAGTAGACGCCTGTTTCTTTGTAGAATTATATGAAGACATTAGTTCTTCAAGCGATTCAACAGGTTGTGAAGAGTCATCTGTGTCAATTATTTCAATTTCTACAGGATCTCCGTCGTATAGTGACATTGTATCTCCTTTATATCTTGTATTTAGATTTCACTTTATTGTACATTTCAATGTCTTTTAGTTCATCATTAATTGCAGAACTAGTTTTGTTTAACTCATCTAGTACTGTAGTTGATAACTGAATACCCTTAGTAGATACTAAGTCATTAATAGCTTTAGCTTGTTTATTAAGTACCTTTTGCACATCATGGATGTTCTTAGTACCGATTACCTGTTTCGAAGCAATATATGGAATACCTGTAGGCGCATCAACGTATTGTTTATAAGTATGCCTATATTTAGTAACCCATCCACTTAGGGTTTTAGCATTAACGTTTAGATCTTTAGCTATACCTGATTGAAGTTCTCCGTGCTCTACATGTCTTCTAACAGCATTACACTTAGTAGCCAAGCACATTCTAACTTGTCTACCATGGATAAACCCAGCTGCCTCTATGCCGCCAGATTCTTTTAGTTTACGAGCCCAAGTATCAATTGTACCGATAGCTAAATTAAACTTCTTACTAAAAGTTTTGTATGGTATTTTAGATACTTTGCATAATTTAACTGTTTTTATTTTAAAAGAATCTGGCGCTATTCTTTTACCTTTCTTATTAAGTGGAAAAGTCGAGTATTCGTCTACTAGTTGTGCTATTTGTTCAGTTATTGTATATTGTTTCATTATATTTCCTTTGGTGTAGTTGTGAGTTTATTAAGAACTTTCGTAAATGCGCATTTCTCCGGGTAAGTTGAAGCTTGTGCGATTTGCTGATTAAGCCATATTGATAGCTCTTCGACTGATATGTGGTCCATAGTTATTCCTCTTCATTAAGTGATACTGTTGATACTCGTGATGTTACAGTTCTAGCTGTACCACGACGTTTACGTTCTTGGTTAATAGCCGATACTAATGGATCAACTAACTTCTTGTCAGCTGTTTTCTCTAGCGAAGAACAGCACTTGAAAATGTGTACAAGCGTGTCATCACTTTTAGCTTCAAGTCCTGCAATTGTATTGTCTACAGTTTCCTGCGTAATAGTCATTCTTTGTCCTTACAGTTCATATTCTTTGTTATTTAGTATTTCACATACTCTTTCAGATACTTTTTTAGGCACATAGATTACTCCTGTAGTTTTTAAAGTCCACCAGCAATCCGAGTAATACCTATTACCTTTGCAATCACAATCAATATAGTACTTAGATTGATTATCATCATTCCAATCAGCTACCCAATCTTCCATGTTCATCTCAATAGTTACTGCTTCTATTAGAGCACCTAATCTCATCATCTCATTTTGAGTCTTGGAATGTTCATTAGTAAACTTTTCAGTACTCCTGTATCTACCAGTATTAAGGAGGTCCTCGTCTGTTCCTGAATTTACCTGCCTAGTCCTATAACTACCTATAAGGTTCGTACTTCCAGCCTCATATTCTATCTCATACTTACTAGGTTCTTCGAGCTGTGTGTCATCGCATACAATAGCTTCTACCATCCATGGGTCTATTTTGAAATTGTCATAAGTACTATCAGCGTCTAGTTTAACAACAGAGTTACATAGTTGTTTCATTTCACGGCTAAACGTTGGAGTATTGTCTGAGTACGTTCTCCCTCCATAGGTGGTTTTGGTTGTAATCTTCTTAATGGATTTCCAAGATTCAATAAGTACTTTTCTGTCTCTGATTTGGTCTTCTGTGCAATTCATGTGTTATCCTTTAATTATTTTATGTCAATCCAGCCTGAATCGCTTTCTTTATCAATTCTAGCCTGTTCTTTACCCATTAGTTTAATAGCTATGAGTAATAATATTCCGCATGCTAGTAGTCCGATAAAATCTATGTAATGTTCCATTTTGATTCCTTTGTGTAAGTATAATAGTGCCCACAATAATCTAAGTTTCAGAGGGATTATGTGAGCACGATATAGTTACTAAAATTTAGTAATGTGGTTAAATGATAATCTACTAGAATCCATTCCAGAAATATTCATTTGATCTTGAGTGTAGTCTGCTGTAAATTCTAGAGAAGAGTTATCAGTTAACCTGTGGTTATAATTTGCATAAACACTAACTTCCTGACCTGCAGGAGCTAGTGAAGTTGATTGAGTTGAATTAGATATTGATCCATCCATAGCTCTTGAAGTTGGTACAACTGAAGTAACTGATCCTGAATCAACTCTCATAGGTAGTTTAATACCACCGTTAAAGTTAGTTGAAACATAAGTTAGTTTAGCTGCCATACCTGTAACTGCAGTAATATCTGTAAACATTCCACCTACTTGTCCATCTGCTGTACCATAAGTTACTGATGCAGTAAGTCCGTTGTAAGTTGGAGTATCTATAGTTAAATACTGAGTTTTACCTGAGATGCTCATAGCACCCTCACCTGTAGTACCGAATAAGTCATTAGATTGAGCATACATGAATTTGAATCCCTTGATACTAGTACCAATAGATGCTGATTGTGATGCTTCGTCTAATCCAATAATAATACTGTTAGAGAATTCCATTTGCTGGTAAGAATCTGCATCAAATGCATATCCTGTGTTAGCTACTTGTGATGTCATGTCAAGAGTATAACCTCTGTTGAAATCATCAAGAATTAATGTGCTAGACAGTGCTGATATACTAAGTGCTGATCCAAATGCAGAACTAGATGTAATCTGAGTCTTGCTTGAATCGAATTTAGGTGCTGTAGAAGTAATGTATCCACCTGTAGGAATGTTTATAGTACCTACTGGTTGCATAGCTTTTTCAATATTTAATAGACCATGTCCATAAATATCATCAACACCTTCCTCACCTAAGTCAGTAGTTGTAGCAAACATAATGTCTCTGATTTCTCTACCTACTAGGTAAGGGAATTTCTCAGCTAATAAAGCAAAAGCACCTGTAACAACTGGAGCTGCCATAGATGTACCCTGCATATAATTGTAGTCACCCTCATCGTATATTCTATCCGCACTGTCAGATGATTTAGTTGACATAATCATACCGTCAGATCCAGATGCTGTGAATAAATCTCCACCTGGAGCTACTATGTACCAGTCTTTAGTTATACCTGCAGCGTTAGAATAATACGCAAGAGTGTCATCTGTTGATTTGTTAACTCCGTTCCCAGAAGTGTAATTAAAGTTATATGAATCACTAATTGATCCAACTGCAATAAATGCTCCGTCATATGTCCCATCAACCATATCAGCATAATCCTCGAAAGCCGGAAGAGCTGCTGGGTAATTACATTTACCTGTTGAAGTATATCCCATATCCTTACATTGACCAGAATTATTACCTGCTGCAAATATTAATGATGTGTCAGCTTTTAAAGCTGTTCTAATATCCTCTACACTACTAGCGTAGTATGATGGACTCCAATAAGTTGTACCTAGTGATAAGTTAGCAACTTTAGCGTCTTGTTCAGCTGCAAGTTTAATACCTGCAGTGATAGTACTTAATGAACCACTTCCTGAATTGCTTAGTACTTTGATACTAATAATATCAGCATTGTAAGCAACACCGTGCATACCTTCGTCATCCTTAGTTGCTGCGATAATACCTGCTACGTGCGTACCATGTCCATGAAGATCTTCACCTGAATCGCTATACATAGTAAATGTACCTTTGATGTTATCAGCAAGATCACTGTGATCAGCATCAATACCTGTATCTAATACAGCTACTTTAACACCTGCCCCTGTCCAACCTTGCTCATAAGCAGCTGCAGCGTTAACTTTTTCTAAGAAGTTTCCAGCTTTATATTCTGCTGTGATTGGATTAAGGTCTTTAGTTCCAGGAGTTCCTAGAGTGTAATCAGGTGTTCCTACTATTCTAACTGGAGCAACTACTGGAATTTCTTTGATAGTGAATTCTTCTTTACCGTATGCAGATCTATCACCTTTATCATCCATTACATAGAAAAGGATTTTGTAGTCTGCTACAGGAAGGTCATCAATAGTTTCTTTAGATGAATTAAGTACTTTAAAGTATCTACCATTCTTATACAAGAAACCTCTGTGTTGTACAATAGTACCGTCACTGTCTGTAGATTGTGATGAGTCTACTGTTACAGATTGACCACTAGTTGTTGCTGTTAGAACTAGTGTAGGTTTAGCGTTTACAACTTCTTCAGCTCCTGAAGCTGATACTGTTTTCTTTACTAGTTTATATTTTTTACCGTCGCTATCTTTAGCTACCATAAGAAACTTATAAGTTGCATCAACTAGCGGTAAATAGTCTGTACCAGTTAATTTAGTAAAGTATCTACCATTCTTCCATACGTATATAGTAGTAGAGCCTACTGAACCAGATGTGTCAATTTTGATACTTGATTCTGTAGTTGATATACTCATATTTGCTACTGCTGCGTAAGATGATGTAGCTAATAAAGCACTAAGTGCTAATAGTTTCAATAAATGTTTCATTACATATCCTTTATTTGTTGGTATTTTAGTATTTCCTGTTTAACAGGAGTTCCTACATTATATAGCAGTGTCGCTATAAAGTCCATTAGTTCTTTATTCTTTTTGTTATGATCTTTACAACTCTCGTAGTACATTGTTTCTGAAGATTTAGACTGAGCAAGTTGACGTTTTAGTTGTTGATTTTCCCTCTCTAAACCTTCGTTTTTAGTCTCTAGACAACTAATGTCATGTACGAGTTGCTCCGTATATTTAGCTATTATTGACATTAGTTATCCTTTTATTCTCTGAGATATATTCTCAATGGTTTGATTATCTCTGGGTGTTTAAGTTTTCTTACTACTTGGTTTATTTCTGTACTCATAGCCGTAGCTGATTTACTGAATACAGTTGCCATAACTTCTGCACTGCCCTCATCACGATTAGGTTCGATAGTTGCGTCAACACGTCTGCGTTTTAATACTGCTAGGTTTTCTTTTAGTCTTTTAGTTAGTTGGTCAAGTTCATCTACATAAGCTTGGCCTTCAGCGGCTATTTGGTAGTTTGAATTATGTGACATATCCGCAAATGGCCGTCTGGCATTAGCTATGTACTTAATTTCTGTCTCATAGTCATTTATGATATTATTTATTATTTTTAAATTAGGCATAATCGTTAACTCCTTCTACGTCAATATGCTCCGGTAGGATTAGTACTTTCAATTCATCTAGGGCTTTCTTAACCTTTTTGTCGTTCAACGATATATTTTGTAGTTTACGCTTAGCTTGATCATCTATTTGTTGAATTCGTTGTTTAGTTACTCCGCCTAGTACAAAAGCTATGTCCTCAAAAGGCAAGTCTTTAAGAAATTCTGAATACTTAGTTTTAATAAGTCGGTTAAGTACGTAAGCTGGAAATTCTTGTTTTTCCCATACTTTGAATGAGAGTTTAGGCGTTTTACTGTGCAACTTCTCCATACATTCCGCATGAATACGCTCTTTAGCGGCTTTTGGTGTGTACTTTACAAAGTCTTTTACTATACTTCTTATTGCTAAAAGCCCGTTATATGTTACAAGGTCAGTGTGTTTAGTTTTAGCCATAATAGCTCCTTTATTGTTTATAGGTGGTTTAGAGTTTTTTCTTAATTGGCACTTTTTAAAAAAATAAACGCTTTATAGTTCCATAGGGTCGTAATTAATTAACAATTTGTAAAAAAACTGAGTATTTTGACTCTAGGTCTGCCATTAATTCTTCCATCTGTCCGATAGTTACTTCTCCTATGTATTCCACATGGTCGGTATAGTGAATTGTACATATTCCGTTGATGACTTTTACTGTAATTGGTTCCATTTTATAATCCTTTTAAAAGTATTGGTAGTGCTTCAAGATGTTTATCTTTCTGCTTCTGTGAGTCTGTGTAAGCCATATCATGGAACATACTTACTATTTTCACTTTAGTTGCTAGTTTATTACGTGCTATACCTTTAATATATTCAAGATATGTTTGGTTTGACTGCTTAGTTAGTAAACTTAGTGCATGATACGCATTTTCAAATATAATATAGGCTTCACCTTTATATATTTTGATAAAACTATACCCTGATTCAGTGGAATGCAATAATTTCGCTTCCGTATATTTAAATAGGCCATGTAATACAGCTACTATCTTCTCTTCTTCTGTATCCATCATGTTCATAACTGCTAATGGATGAGTAATGTAAGGTTCTACTGTATACCATTGTTTGTAATTAGTGCAATATGTAAGCATACTCTTGTTTGGCAGCGCTAGATATTCTCCTACTAGGGAACCATACATCATATCTGACATTTGTTCATCTGTAATTAATTCACCTGGGCCTTGTCTTAGGTATTTAGGTCGTTTCCATTGCCCCTCATGTGCTTTCGTTGCTAATTCAATAGCTTGTGGTAATGTAACCATTCTATATTTCCTTTTATTTTATTGGGTATTGTGTTGTTCTATCGTAACCTAGCCTACCATGGATGTGCTGATGGCAGTCACGGCATACTAGGTTTAGATCTGATAAATCTTCTGAGCCTAGACGTTCATAAGTATTATGGTGTACCTCTAAAGATTCTGGGTTGCCGCAGCACTCACACTTGCTGTCGTGTAGTATATACATAAGATCTTGTAGTGTCTTCCACTTTGAGGATTTAAGATACTCTCGCTTCTCTTTAGCTGACATGTACTGATTACCTGCGGTGTACGTGTCTGGTATGGTACCATTATACTCATCCTGGCTACTGTCTATAGTTGAGTAATATACATTGTAACATATTAATAAAAAAATAAATAAAACAGGCAGCATAGTTATAGTCTGTAAAGTTATAATAAATATAATAAACACAGAAACTACAAGTAAGTAGTATTGAAATTGATTCTTAATCATAATTAACCCTTTTACTCTCTTATAGAC